ACATCTTGGTCATACTGATCACGCAAACGATACGCTGCACGATCAGAAGCCATCTGCATGAAGTTCACATGTGAGTGAGCTGCTTCGATGTCATCAATCTTGAAAGCGTAGTAGTTAGCTTGGTCAACAACCAAGGTGAAGTCTTCATCATTCAGATCTTGAGCAGTGATCTGTGTACCACGAGCATAGCTCTGTACAGACACTTCAGGTTCTTTAATGATTTTGACACTGTCGCCCATGTTTGCGATTTCACCAAAGTAATCATTATTGGTGATGTCTTCAACAGTAGACGCTTTACGGAATGCAAGTTGTACTTGCTTTGAATAGATGACTGGCGAGAAATTACCATTAGGTAGATTCCCGTAGCCAACTGCTTTTGGAAAGGCCATTTTAATATCCTCCTAGATATGTGTTAGGCATATAATTAAATACGCTCAACATCACCACAGAGGCTGTATTTGATGGGTGTGTATAAAACAGGGATGCCTCCACTTGTTTATACAGGCCAACAAACTTCAGGTTGTTCTGACAGTTTATTGTTTTGCGTGACAGATAACTCTACGGGGTAGTGTAACTAGTATGATACGGCCCATAGGAGCAAGACTAGATACCTAGTCCTGCTTAAAGTTATACCAGTTGTTTCAGGTTTGTCAATACTTAACGAGCACTTCCGCTAATATCGTATACAAATTTACCTGATTGTAATGCTTTAGCAATAGCTTCTTGGTTCTTTTCATACTCAAAGGTAGACATTTTGCTTACCTGTGACTCATAAAAGACACCATCTGTGCTCTCGCCTGTAGGTGCAGAACGACTACTACGGGTGTTTACGCTTTCAGCAGCACCTTTATCTGCAGTAGATTTCTTAACCTTAATACCTTTATCAGCTTTGTAAAGATCGATGGCACGGGCAGCAGCCTTAGCATCGCTCTCATTGTCATACAAAGCATCTTGAATCCATTTAGGTTGTTCTTCAACCCAGTTGTGGAAGTCATCATCATCACGGATAACATCAAAGTCTGGATGCAAACGCATCAATTCAGCCTCTGCCTTATCTTTAGATGTCTTATTCTCCCTCTCATCTAGCTGTTTGAATCTCTCATCCAATGCTTGGGTTTGTTCCTTAGCCTTCTTAATTGCAATTGTTTCAACAATCTTTGCAACATCAGGATAGGTCTTTGCCCACTCAGCTAGTTCTTCCTCACTCTTAGGAAGACTAATTTGTTTCTCTGTACTCTGCTGAAGCTGTGAGCGTAGCTCATCAATCTGCTTCTGCAAAGTAGTTTGCTGTTGCTGAGAATGTCTACGCAGATCTCCATAACGCTTCTTAAAGCTTTTTTCTTCTGCGTTTAAAGAACTGTCCTCAGGTTCTTGTGCTTCCTGTGGTTCTTTGTTCTTATCTTCAGCCATTTGTTTCAACTCTGCTTCTTCTTGTTCAATCTTATCCTTGTTAGCATTACGCTTACCAAAGGGAGAAAAAGCCTGAGCTTGTTGATTCTGATTAATTACCGCTTCTGTCATACTTACCTTTTAAGTTGGGGCTAACTGTAGCTGTCAATACAGGGAGATAGGTAGCCAAGGATGGTGGGGGTTATTAAGTACCTGTCTGCCCACCTCAGACTTAGGTATTCAGATTATATATTATTTCTTACGTCTTGTAAGTAGGCCACCTTTAGCCATAGCAAGCTCAGGACCAATCGCAGAAACATCAGGCATTGTAGAAGACATATCTGGCATAGTGTCCGAGCCAACGGGCATCTCAGGAATTACAGGAGCAGCGGCTTCATTCATAGCCCCAGATAACATAGTGTCTTCCATACCATCTGTCAATCGATAGTCAGCAGCTTCTGAGAAATTAAAAAGTTCTGAGTCTGTTGATTTGAAAGCATTTGGATCAAACTCAATATTCTCATTAATTGTTTTTTTGTTTTGCCTCTCTATCATCTTCTCAGCAATCTTATCAAACAACATTTTATCCATACGCTTATTGTCCTCTTCAGGAGTAGAAAATAACGTATCAACAATATTTGTTTTATTGCTCACTGCTTTTTCAGTTGGTGTTAAAGATGCTTGATTTTTCTGTGCTTGATTGGCAATGTTTACTTCTTGAGCACCTTCTGGAATAGTAGTAGCTGGTTCACCATTAATGAAAGTAACAAACATAGAGCTACCATCAGGCTTCTTAAACTGTTTTACTTGAAAGCCAGTACTAGGTGTAGGCATACCACCAACAGCTAAGTTGTTCTCTCCACCTTCACTATCCAGCTCACTCATGATGCTATCAATCTCAGAAGCAAACTCATCACCATGTGGTTCTTCTGGGCTTTCTGCTTGTTCAGCATTGCCCATTTGACCAATCTCTTCCATACGAGCCAAGCCTTCTTTAGCCTTGTCTCTAATCTTCATTAGCCTATCTAAGCCAATATACCTAACAACATCAGCAGGAAGAACAAACTCACCCTCGCTAAGCTGAGCAGGAATATCATCTCTAACTTCTTTTTGTAAAGAACCAGCAGGTACTTCGTTACCAGATACAGGATCTACTGTACCACCTTCTTCATTCATGCCGCCTTCAGCGAACAGTCTATTCATATCATTCACAGTGCCACCTTTATTGTAGTTAAGTCTATCATCCGATCCACTCCACGATCCTTTATTAAAAATAGATTTTGCTTGGGAGGGATCAAAAATTATGTAGGAGTCTTTTGCTCCATACTTTTTTATTAGTGTTCCATCATCATAGTCTTGAAGTTCATCAATCTTTTCAGATTTCTGTTTCTCTGTTCCTTTTAGATTTAGACCTTCTCTCTTATTAAGATAAACAATTCCGTCATAGCCATCACTCTTAATTAAATCAACAACAGCTTTATTCCGTTCAACAATAGAAGGTATATTTTCTATTTCATCAAGAAGGTCTTCATTAAACTTTCCTGTTGATCTCAACTGCTCTAATACTTCACCACTACCAAAACTACCATAATCATTTAATCTCAATGGGTTCTTTACATCTAAATATGTTGGCACAACATTACCACCTTCTCTAGTAGCAAACTCATTAGCTTGATCTGCAGTGCCTATGTGTGTCCCAATTTCTTGTGTATCTGTTTTAACATTACCAGTATCAAAACTTTCAAAATCTTTATTTCTTCCGTGATACATCACACGGGGTTTATTCTTCTCATCTACAACTGTAGTGTCTTTGAACTTAGACTTAAAATTTTTATCGCTTTCTTTTTTTGGTATAAGTGTTGTCTTAATATACTCAGTAATTTCTTGTGGAGTTATCTCTTTAGACTTAGCAACAGAGTTATTTTTTACTAAGTCTGTTAATGAAGAAGATGATTTAGCTGCTTTCTTTACTCCAGCTTTTGCTAACTGTGTTGCCAACCCCATCATGTACTCCCTTGAATAAACACATCACTAGTGTACATTTACTTCATCCTTAAGATATTTCAATCTGCGTAAAGCAGCAATGGCTCCTTGAGCCTTTCCAATCTCACGCATCTCTGAAGCTTGTTCTAAGTCTTTCTGCTTGTTTGCAATTTCTGCATCAAGCAAATCTAAGAACGCATCCCATGTTACATGAGTGTTTACAAAGCCTTTAAGCTTGGGGAGGTACAGCTTGGACATTACCAGCAAATCCTTGTTCACCCGGTACTGGTGCAGCACCAACACCGATATTTCCACCACCACCACCAGTCATATCAGATACTGGAGGAGGACCACCTTCTGGGCCACCAACTGGAGGAGCACCCTCTGCCGGAGCAGCAGGAGCTGTAGCTTGCTGCATCAGTAAAGCTTGACGCAAAGCCTCATCCATATTGTTAGTCACCTTGTCTGGATCTAAGTCCATACTCTTTGCTATCTCACGAATGATGTAAGGGAACTTAGCAAACGGCATCAATGCTGGAGAACTAGCAATCTGCAAGAATTGCATCAAGCGTTGGCTCCTCACCTCATTAGCCATCAAGCTCTCTGTTCCTCTGGCTGTAACTTCCAAATCACCTTTGATAGATCTATCAAAATCAAACTGCATGTTAAAGCTAAAGAAAGCTTTACCAAGTGGGGCCAACAAGTAATCATCCACATTCTTGATGATGGTTTTAACACTACCAGAAGCAGCATTCATCAACATAGAAATACCAGAGGCTGTTCTGCCTACACCACTAACACCTGTTTGACCATGTGAGAAGGAAGGCATACCTGTTGATTCATCTGACAATTGTCTAGCCTTATCAAACAGTTGCAAGTTCTGTGCAGCCACATTCGGAAACTGTGTTCCAAACAAAGACTGACCGGGAGCACCACCCTGTCTCCTAAACACTTTACCCGGAAACACTGTCATGTCTTGACCGGGAACGAGATTGGTTTCATCAACCTCGAATACAAGGTTGCCAGACAACACTGCATTATCTACAGCCATACGCATAAAACCATTCATGAGGGTCTGGGTGTCGTCCATGTTTTCGGCAACACCAATGCCAAATAGAGAGTAGGGGTTTAGTTCGCAAGGAGCAGCGTAATACGGAATGTTGGCTGGCTTAAACGGATTCAATACTAAGCGAATCACTCTGTTGTTGCAGAACCATACGTTGGCTTGCAACTCCTTAACTTCCAACAAAGCTTCAGGAATATCAATGTCGTTTTCTTTGAGCATGTCAATATCAACATTGCCCCAATACTCCAACACTTCAAATCTATCTACTCCCAAGTTGGGAGCATAGTCTCTCAAGTCATCTTCCCAATACTTCTTAGTGTAAGAAGCACCTTCAGCAATGACATCTTCAATAACATTGTTTCTAAACAAAGGACGATTCTTCAAAGCCCTAAGTTGTGTAGCACTCAGCTTGTGTCTCTCAATAATATATTGAGCCTCTTCCATGTTGGAAGCATCAGGATCAGGATAGAAGTTCCAGATAGAAACATGTGATGTCTCTGGTACTGTCTTCATCTCAGGCTTGTAAGTACCTTCATCATCCCAGCTAGGATATTCTTTGGTCTTAGCAAATGGACCCTTCATGATGCCTGTACCAAACAGAGCCATCTCAAAGGCAGTGGAACGGAGATGCTTGTTAGCACCACTCTCATCCAACTGGTCATGTATCTTCTTCTCCATCTTCTTAGCTGCCACCATAGCAGGATGGAATGTAAGAGAGGTAGGTGTAACACCCGGACCTTCTTTTAAATTCTTAGCATCTTTAAGTTGGTCCTTCAGTGGTCCAAGTCTATCCATCAAACTGGCATAGGTTGCACCGGGAGGTAAATCTTTACCATCTCCTTTATATCCAAAGGGAGAAACAACTTCAGGCTCAGCATCTTCTGGAGCCTTAGGATCCATATGTACTGAATCAACTACACCTTCTGGCAATACAGTTGGATCAACACTTAAGGGAAATCTATTATTAGCAAATAACACATCAGTGATTTGACCATATGCTGCAAGCACCTTGGTCTTTGTCACTTTAACAAACACTCTGCTCTTTTCTGTCTCAGTGAATTTAACATCTGGTCCATATAGACCACGATAGTTTCTGTAAGCCTTCAGCCAACGCTGTTCATCTTGTCTGCGACTCTCTTCAGACTTGGTGTATCTATCGTTTAGAAAAGCTAAGAGGCTATCACCAGTAAATGGTGCAGCCTCGCCTTCCTTCTTATCCCCTAAACCAATGGACTTGTCATCCATAAAATTGTTTGTCGCCATAAATACCCTTTAATACCCAAATACTGGGTCTGCTGTCTTCATACCAGCTCCAGCAGAATGTAATGGATTGTAATCGAACAAACTACTTCTAGGTCTGCTCATCACTCCATACCGAATAGCATCATATAAGTGATCTTCAGCCTTAGTATCAATATCCTCTGGGTTTCTCTTGTCCAAAGGTATGATGGGTAGCTGAGCAATCGTGTTTACACAGTTGCTTGTTATAACTAGTCTTGGCTGTTCTGTAAAGGGGTCAAGTTGTAGCCTTCTGTGCAGCTCATTCTTACCCGCCACCCTACTTCCAGCACTTCTATCAGACGGCCTCCACCTACAGCCCTCTGCAATCATCTGTTCTGCCAGTGATGGACCTGTATCACCACGCTTATGCCAGCAACTACTGTCCAACACCCCATATCTCATAGGGCCATCGTTCTCCTCAGCCCTCATCACCATGTGAGCGAGGTCTTTGGCAAGCACTTTGCTAACATATAGCTCACGATAGACCACCAATTGCTCACTTGGAGACACAGCAAACCACACCACAGCACTATAACTTCCGTATCCATAGTCGCAAGCCCTAAATTTAGTCCAATTACTCGGTATGTGGAATGGTTCTACCACATGTATCTGCCTATTAAACTCAGGGAATGCTGCACCTTCAGCAATATCCCAGTTACCCTCTAGTAGTTGCTTCCTTTGGTGCTCAGGAAGAGACAACAACATAGTCTCATAGTCACCAGTTTGCATCAAATAGGGGTTATCTGTCAACATAGCAGGGATAAACCTACGCTTAAACAGTGCTTGCCCCTCCTTACTGTGTCCTTTGGGATACACTAAGGTGGTTCCACTCTCAATATCAGTGGCATCAAAGGCTTTACCCGCTTGAGAAGGGTCAATAAACATCTTCTTCACCCAAGCATGACCCGGACCACCCGGATTGGTAGTAGCTCTCATGAAGATTGGTAGGTCTGACGCTGCTGTACGCAGTCGAGAACGCATATAATTCCACGGAAATGGCGTATGCCACTGCGTCAACTCATCAAAACCAATCCAGCTAAACGCCAAACCCTGATATCTCAGTACGTCTTCATCTCTATCAAGGTAGGACATCCACAGTCTAGCACCTGACGGAGCTTCCCATTGCATCTTTCTCTCACTCCACTTGATGCCGGGATAAATCTTTGGATAAAGCTCTTGACTCTTCCAAATAAGTTCTCGAAGTTCTTCTGTAGTGTGTCGTAACAGAAGCCCAGAAAACTGTGGATGTACCATATACCTAAGCGGATCTGCAAGCATGGCATAACTTTTACCACCTCCAGCAGCACCACCATATAAAACTTCTCTCTCTGAAGAAGCTAAGAAGAATGTTTGTGGCCCCGGATTGGGCTTAAACAATACTTCCCTATCATCAGGTGTCGCTAGAGGAATCTCTGGCGAGTTTACTATCGATATATTCGGAGAGCTTGCTGTACTGTTCTGACTCGAAGTATCCTGTTTGGTCTTCCCTGCCGAGCCTCTTGGATTTTTCTTCGTACCTTTCCGCTTGCTCAAGGGCTTTTTTGAGCCTTGTGGCAAGGTTGCGGTAAGTAGCGGATTTTCGTCCATGAGTTCTTTCAGTCTTTATTCTCTTTAACAATCCCACATGGCTTATAGTTCTACCTGTTGTGGTGGTAAGCCAAGCTGCTACCTGCCTAGAGCTATATTGTTTTAAATGTTTCTTAGCTAGTTCTAACGCTTCAAGCTCTGTAGGTATTGGCTGCAAAAGGTTAGGGTCTTCTTCATCTTGTCTGTAACCAAATGGTATAGTTTTTCTAATTTTTGGGATAGGTACATATGTTTCCTTTGCTTTCGGTTGGGGAAGTATCCAAGCCCCTAAGTCTCTATCACTCACCGCTGTCTTTGGCTGGCAAAATCATAATGCCGTTAGGTGCTGTCACCTGAACTTTCTCTGTCTTCACCAAACCAGCCCTGTCTAACAAATCCTTAGCAGCGTTAAGCTTCTCTTTCAAGCCTAGCTCTGTAGGATCGGAAATGCCACTGACAACAGCCATAGCTGCTCTAGGAGCATTCATAGCGATGTAAAGCTGTGTAGCCTCAATCACTTCTTCCTTAAGAACTTCCATAAGGACTTTGGTATTGTAGCCTTCGCTGTAGCCAGCAAGCTGTCTAGCCTTGTGAGGATTGCCCCCAGCCTCGGTAAATAACACCTCAATGAATTTTTTCTGTTGTTCGCTTAGTTCTCTTTTAGCCATAATAATCTCTTATAAATTTGATATAGAATATTGTTCATTCACTCGAATAGAAACAACAATAGAACTATTAGCACTTGCTAGTCCTCTTATCTTGTCACCAGCTTCCAGATATAACACATTTGTAATTTGTAACACACTGTTAGGTTCCATCCTCACAGTGGTAGCAATCGGGTAGTAAGTTGTATTAGACAATTTATACCAGTCTAAGTTAAAAGTAATTGCCGAAGATGTAATATTACTGATGAGGATGGAATCGATGGTGCTCTTAAAACTAGTAGGCACAGAATATACATCTGCGTTACTGGTTGTTAGCGTCAAACCTAATGTTCTATTTTTAGTGGTCATGTTAAATCATAGAAAGAAAGAGAACCAATACCACCACCAGTTGCTGATACTGTTCTAGCAGCTAATGTATAAATGTCACTAACACTTGCTAAAGTTCTACCAAGTTGTAAATCCCAATTGTAACCAGACCCTGTAGCTAATGGGACTCTTCCAGATTTACCTGTAGTGTACTCACTATATACAATTGTTCCACCAGTCATAGATGTAGAAGCTAAATCTTGTTCTACATTACTAGTAGAAGAAACTGCTGTCCATGTTGGTGTTGTTAGTGTAGTATTTTTAAACAAAGCCAACTCATAATTGTCTGAGGTGGTAGGTAAGAAATTTAAATTGTAAGGAAGTATTACAGCATCTAACGAGGCTGATGCTAGTCTGATAGACACCAGCGGTTTAAATGTTGTTGTTATATATGAACCCGATGTAGCAGACACCATTCTGGCTGAGTGTTCTTGCGACACTGCTTCATATCCACCCTCAGACATAACAGAAGAACAGATCTGTTTCATTGCTGAGGAAGAAGCTACAGTTCCTGTGTTAGTTATTTCATAACGAACAGGAAGAATGGCTGTAGTCATATACACAGCAGTTTCTATATTTGAGTTGTGGAAAGTATGGGCAACAATAAATTGTCCATTGATAACAAACCCGCATCTAACACTACCAACACCAAGCCATTCAAAATCCATGAACAAGATTTGTGTCTTAGTCAAATCTAGTGTAATGCCACTAGAACCTGTACCATCCAGCTTATCCCCATTCCAACTAGCCTTAGCTACATATCGTGCATCACTCACACTACCACTGGTAGATGTTCTTAAAACAAAGGTAATACCATTAGCACCTTGTTCTAAGAACACACCATTGGCTGTACCAAAGTAACCAACCCTTTGTCTAAGATTGGTCTTGGCTGTGTCCATCTTGAACGTAGCCAATAACAACAAGCTCTTACCCGGCTGATAAGGAAACACTCTAAATGTCTGTCTCACCACTTCATCACCTGAAGTTGTAGACACAGCCATATTTACAGAAGACTCATTAGAGAGATGAGTAGCAGCTCCAGAACCAGCAGTGGAGGTACTGAATTGACTATCAATACCATATCTGTTTTGACTATCAAACAATGTATATGGAGTACTTACACGAAGTCTTCCAAATGCATCTGTGTTAGTGCCACCAATGCTAACAGTGTTTCCACTGCCAGCAATGCGTACTAGTTCTGGATAGCTGGTAATTGTCATTTCTTCTTAGGCGATTTAGAAGCAGCTTTAGGTGCTACTTTAGCTTCAGACAAAGCAATGGCAATGGCTTGCTTGGGGTTTGTAACAACCTTACCACCTTTGCCACTGTGCAAGCCTTTGTCTTTAAACTCACCCATCACCTTAGCCACTTTAGCTGTTTGCTTTTTAGTAGCCATCAGCACTTACCTTTTTTAGCCATACCACCTGTGTTCATGGCCTTCTTCATAGGAGCTTTAGTTGGCTTAGCCATACCAATCATAATGGCAACCACAGGCTTCTTAGCAGCAGCAGCTTTAACAGCTCCTCCTTTAGCCATCAATGGTTTCTTTGTTGGCATAGCATAACCACCACCCATCATCTTCTTCTCTTTGTTAGTGGCTGTACGGCTACCTCTTACAGGCATACCACCTTTAGCCAGCTTAGCTGGAGGAGTACCCTTAGTGGCTTCATAAGCTTTACGCTCTAGCTCATTAGCCCTATCCAAGTAGGTGTTACGCACCTCTTGAGGGATAGACTCATCCTTAGCCTTCTCTCGGTACATCTTTACTTTCTCTGCATCGGTAGCCATAGTTTCTCCTTTTAGTTACCACTTAACCTTATCTGCCCAATAAGCAGCAGACATCTTACCCTTGTTAATATTCTCAGCATGACGAGCTTTGAAGCTCTTCTGCCTAGCCTTGTCCTTAGGAGTGTCTGGACTAGAGCCAGCACCACTAACACCCTGTTGTCCAAACCTAATAAGCTTCACTGTGTCACCCTCTTTAGCTAACACAGCATGACTCTTCGTAGGATGCTTAGGTGTGGCTTTGGGCTTGTTATACCCTGAAAACTCTTCACTACCTTTTTTAATCATCGGAACTTGCTCACTTTCTTGGCAATGGCCTTAGGCTGTTTAACAAACTGCTTACCAGCTTTTGTGCCTTCACGCTTAGCTTTAGTGGTGGCTGCATACTCAGCAGAGCTTAAAGACTTAATGGCAGCTTCAGGAAGATAACGCTCTCCTGTTTTAGCAGAAGGCTTACCAGACTTTGTTGTCCACTTCTGGGCTGTCCAATCCTTTAAAGATTTCTGAGAAGCTTTCATTTGTAACCACCACCAGCAGCTTTGTATTTCTTTGCTACAAGCTGTGCTTTCCTAGCAGACCATTCACCCGGATCTCCACCAGCAGAACCAGCCTTCACCTTAGCTACCAACGCCTTACGCATTGTAGGCTTGGTGTAGTTGCCAGCAGCATTAACTGTGCTTTTCTTTGTTGCCATGTTGTTTCTTCTTTGGTAAGTGTCTGTGTTCTTTCCATCCCTCAGCTCTCATAGCATCTTCTACTTTGTCTAAGGGAAATACATATCCTGTATGTTTTTCCATAGCTGCTCTGACGTAATAGACATCACTGTGGAATAGGTGCATCTTGTCTACATAACCTCTGTGTAACGCTAGTGAAGCTTGTGTAGCCACACTGTAGGGATATGTGTTTGTTAGTCCTCTGTCATCTAGCTCTTGTCGGGTGTAATAGTTCATAATGCTTCATGCTAACACACATAGCCTAGCTAAGGTGGTATGGTAGCATTTATTGCTACACATAACAACCTATCCCAATGTATGTCTATAAGTGTTGTTGACTGTTTATATCACATAGTGAAATACAACCAACTACCCCTAATATCTAGAACATACACCTAGAAAGCCCATAAGGGATGTGTTCATCTATAGCTGTTGTTAGCCCACCCTTTTAGCAACAGCTTTTAACAAGTACCCACATCAAGTCTAGTCTGGTCAGTGTAAGGTGTACCACTGCCAGTGTCCAAAGTAGAACAACACCGATGCATCAATGCTGTTCTCTCTGAGTCTTTTCTCTTCAGCAGCCGATTGCAAGCTCATTTCTTTACCTGTAGCCGGAAGGTAGCTCATACTTTGTTTCGTATCGCCTGTATGCATAAAGCATACATGGTGCAGGTACGGGTAGTTTTACACACATTGAAACTAATGTCAAGCTTTTTTTGTAGGGCACATCAGAAACATTGCATAAATAACAAAATGGTCCATAGGGGGTATAGCTATAGGTTGATGTTTAGATGTTAAGTTGATACCTATGAGTATAAAGTTGCATGAAACTTCAATGAGAATTGTTCTCATTTGTTAACATATGAGTGTACAGAAGGTAGCGGTTTGTGCAGCTTTATGTGCATCTTTGTAAGATGGCTTTTGTTCAATATACTTAACAGTTTCTGGGTAGTTGATGGTGCAGATTGATTGTTTCATTTGCGTCTTTGTTATGAAATATTATTTCTATTGCGGTGTGGGAGCTGCCAAAGATGGAGTTTGGTTAACAGACCTATTTTTCCTGATTTTTGGACGAGGCCATATACAGATAGCGTACACCCCCCCTGTGCCCCCGCCACCCCCGCCTTGCAGCAGCGTTGCGCCAGCGCACTGCGTTGCATAGCGTTGCGGATCTTAAGTGAATCAAAGATCAAGAATGCATTCAACTCAAAGAAAAGATTCTTCAATGAATTCAAAGACTTAGAAGATCTTGAATACTGATTCAAAATCGGTTCACCATATCAAAAACCAGTGGAAAATGTTATGCTTTTTTGGCATAACCCCTTGACAGAAAGGGTGGTATATCTACCACCCCTTTAGAGATACCCCGATCAGCAAAGTTATCCACAGCAAAATCGAAGTTATCAACAACCTTCAATTTCCAAAGTTATCCACAGCACAATCTAGTCTTATCCACAACATCTCAAAATGCGATACTAACAAACTGTGGACAACTCCCTCTTAACTTCCTATATTTATAATCGCATTTTTATGACAACTATGTTGGCATTAAAAAATGCTTAAATATAGGAAGATCTGCGTACATACGCCCGACACCATGTCTTTCATTTAACAAAGAAACTATCCTTTTCACTTTAGTGAGAAAAGGAAATAGTTTCTTTTCTTAGTTAAATGAAAGACATGAAGGAAGCAAAATGACAAATTACGATGCTGTTCAAATTCTCATTGAAATCTCTGTAGTGCTTAGCACTATTAGTTTAGCCCTCCTTTGGGAGGATCAGATTAAATTGATGCTTTGCAAAGCTTTCGGTTACAAAGTAACTGGTGTCGGATTCAAGAAATCCCACTACACTCTCAGCAAAGCTGAGGCAATGCAGTGGATGGGTTGTTATGACGAGGCACTGTTATTCAAGGGTAAAACCCTTGTTGGTAGCAGAAAAGCCCTGTGATTGACAGGGTTATTTGATACCGCTACAATTGAAACCTCAACGGCAATGTTGCCACAACTTTCCTAAAGGAAACACAATGTTCAAGTCTAAAGCTCTGCTTTCTGTATCGTCAGATGCCAAAACTGTCAAGGGAGAAACCTTAGGTTTCTTAACTGGCATTCTCTATCTAGCTCCGGCAACAACTACCAAGTGGAACACTTGTTCTATGGCAAAGACAGCGAAATGTGATGTAGCTTGCTTATACAAAGCAGGGCGAGGTGCTATGAACTCCGTTCAAACGGCTCGAATCAACAAAACCATATGGTTTTTTACTGAACGAAATAGCTTCATGCAACAACTTGTTGTTGATATTGCCAAAATTATTAAGAAAGCAAAGAAGAAAGGCTTACAGCCTTTGATTAGATTGAATGGTACTAGCGACATTCGGTGGGAAACCATAGGTTTTACTGATACTGACGGCATTGAATATGTAAACATATTTGCTGCTTTCCCTGATGTGACATTCTACGATTACACCAAGGATGTAAATCGTAAAGATTTACCTGCTAATTATGATTTAACTTTCAGTTATTCCGGTGTTGAGGGTTTTCAACCCTTCGTTCAGAAAGCTTTGCTTAACAACATGAGAATGGCAGTTGTTTTCCGTAAGGAAAAGGATATTCCAATGACATTCATGGGAATCCCTGTTGTCTCTGGAGACAACTCTGATGTTCGTCACCTTGATGACAAAGTCATTGTCGGACTGTATGCTAAAGGTAAAGCGAAGCTTGATCAGACAGGATTTGTTGTATAAGCAGAGCTTATTTGATAGCCTTGCGTAAAGCCTTAGGGCTTTGCAGAATGTTATCTAGCGTTCTCTATAGGGTGAAGCCCTGCTGTGAAGCAAAGCTTCAGTCGTTCTGATCTTTAAAAATTGATACTAGTGTCGGTGAGGGTGCTTGCTATTAGCAAGGTAAGCGTCATCACTATGGACTAGCCTAGCCTATACAAGGTGAATGTATAGGGCATGCTGATACATCATGCTGATAATGTATGTGAGGGACAATTCCATTGTGGCACTGGGGTCGGTGCTAGACAATGGGTTTCTGAAGTTGCTTAATTTTTGAGCAACTTCTCAAGCAACTCTTCCTAAAGGAAACAAAATGGTATTAACTACTCCGCAACAAATCGAAGCTTTCCGTCTCCGTTCATTAAGACAAGGTCTTAAACTGGAGATGAAAGGTATGCGACTCACCTCTAAAGGTAAGACTTGCTATGCAATTCTTAAAGGGATGGGTTACAAAGGCACGAAGCAACAGGTGTTTGATGCAATCACTATTGACAGTGAAAATGCACTGGCTGAAGCAATCAATTCCTGAAAGGAAACAACATGGTGACAAGGTTTAATGTTCAAGAGCATCTTAATGCTCTTCGTGAAGCACGAGAAGAAGCCTTCTCCGAAGGTGATTGGGATAGTGTGGATCAACTTCAGCTCTGTATCGATGATACAGAGAACCAACTTTATGTACTTAACCTCCTAGAGGAGACACGATGATTGACAAACAAATGCAAATGTATGGCTGTGACTTTCAAGCTTTCAAGGAAAGCGTGAAGGATTCTGTCACCTACAAATTGTCAGGTGGTGTGATGGTGCTTGCCGGACTGTTGTCCGATGCACAGGAACTGATGGCAATGGGTGACACTGAGACAGCGAGAAAGTATCTGAACAGAGCTAAGGCTCTGATGTTTGATATGACCTATACAGGGAAACTGACATTCCTTCCGAAGGAAGGTGAATGACATGGAATATGTAATAGGTGTGCTCTGCTTTGCAGCATTTGTAGCTGTAAAGTTTTGGTTATTAACTAAGCTTTCCTGAAAGGAAACACAATGAAAGTATCTGAATTGATTGCCCTCTTGCAACAGCAAGATGGAGATGCCGATGTGCATTATGCTTATGGAGCAGGGGACTACTGGAGGACACAGTTGTGTCCCACTGTGAGCCGAGTGTATGAAGGCTCTGTGACACAGAGTGATTACCATCGTATGGACAAACTCATCGAAGATGATATCGATGATTCGGGGATTCGTACAGTGGTTGTGATTGATTAACTTCCTGAAAGGAAACAACATGGCTCTGACTAAAAAGCAGATGCAAGAGATGGCTGATGTACTCATCAAAGCATACAAGCATGAGATCATTGATGAAGGCGACTGGTGGTATGGCACTGATGAACATTCGTTCAACATCCATACACCGAATGATGATGGTTGGTACAACATCAATGTATACGACACCATTGATGGTGTTGATAACACTGATACTTGGGTTGATCTTGAACCTGTTTACTTAGGATTTCCAAAATGAGAGTGTTCGTATACTTCAATCTGCACAAGAAATGCTTCAGCATTAAGGCACTGGAAGGTGACCGAAAGGGTAGAGTTGTTGCTCACAGTGATACTGTGGTGCTTGAGGGATGCAAGCTACTGGTGTCTGAGGCAGGGCGACAGAGGGTGCTTCGAGAGAAGCGTAAGAATGTCCATGCTGGTGTTAGTGGCACTTGGATCAATGGCGACAGAGTCGAGAGCCACTATGAATTCCTTAGCATGGTAGGCAGACAAGTTACTTATAACCCTTATAAGTATTCGAGCTTCATCATCAAAGCCACTGAGCAATCAGTGGATAAGGCTGATGTTGTTGGTATGAAAGTGTTTGCTGATGCCGAAGGCACTAAGCGTGGTGCAATTTACATGAGGGATTTCACATGAGAAAGATACTTGCGAAGCTTGGCTACGAAGTGTGGGCTAAGTGGGATAGCGAAGCTGAGGTGTTTGAACTATTCTCAGATTCAGATGCAGTGGGTTACATTGGTTTCGCAGAAACCATAGCAGAGGCTACCAAGATAGGCACTTGGCATATTGAAGAACAACATTCGGAGGCAACATGGAACGGATCATGAAGGCTAGATACAAAGGTATCTGTTGCAAGACAGGGGCAATCATTAATGTCGGTGACATTATTGTTTACGATTCATTCACTCGGAAGGCATGGCTGACAGTGGATGAGGACAGGATGGTGGTACATGTTTGCTGTAGGTGACATGACTACCTTCCTGATACTGGAGACAGGATGGGCAAGGTACAACTATGACATCGGCATTGCTAAGGCACTGGGTGATGTAGACTTCGAGCTAACTGAGGATGAAATCCTCGACTTCTATTATTCAACAATTAACTTTCCGAGGAATGATTATGGGACTTGATATGTATGCATTCAGTGTGGATGTTGAGGTAGCAAGGGGTGGTGTCGTTGATGTGGCACTAGATGCTGACACTGCTACCGAGATTTTCTACTGGCGAAAGTTCAATGCTTTGCATGGTTGGATGGAGGATTTGTACCGCCAAAAGCGTGGTCTTCGACATGACTTCAACTGCACTACAGTGAGGCTCACTGCTAACGATCTTGATCGTTTGGAGATGGACACTGGCAACAACAAGCTAGTGCCTGTCAATGGGTTCTTCTTCGGTGCTCAAGAGATAGACTCCGAAGATCTTGAGAGTGTGGCAACCTTCATCAAGGTGGCAAGGCAAGCCCTTGCTGATGGCAAGGCAGTGTTCTACGATTCATGGTGGTGATATGAGATACAGATACAAATTCATTGTGTGTTATCCCAATAACACTAGCCCTGTTGCTACTTTCAAGACATTGAAAGCAGCGAGAGCACACTCAGACAAGATCGTTGAAGATCAATTGTTTGAGCATCAATTCTTTGGTAACAAAGTTTACCTGCCCTTCATCAAGCGAGAACTTATCCTGAAAGGAAACATACATGAACAGAACGGCACTACTGCATAAAGAGGTGATGATCCTATTGGATAACCATCTCATTTGGATAGGTAACTTGAACGACAAGCGTACCTTGAGGGACTACCGACTCAACCCATACTTCGCTACCAGTATGGAAGAGGTAGCGAATAGCATTGTGAAACTGGCACTGGAATACAAAGGAGAACAGGTATGAACAGAGTACGAATGAGAACAGACCTAGCAGAGGAAGGCATGTCCGTCCCTGCAGGGAAAAGCTTTGAGAGCTACGACACATTGGTAGATGTTATCTACTTGTCGGCTGATGACTTGGAGGATGCAGTGCAGGGCAATGACCCTGCCGATCCTGACGATCATCCCTACTGCTATGTGAAGCTTCGTGATGGACGATGCTTCTACATGATCAGTGCTGACCTCGACTTCCCTGTGAAGATGAAGGTGAGTGAGAGGTTTGCTCTCAACCAATGGTTGTCTGCACATCCTGACACCATGTCCTATGATTCTGTTCTTCAGGTGATAGGTCTTGATTCTTTTTGCTCAGGTGATTTCGGCATCATCCTATGGGAGGTGATTGAAAACTATCCTAGTGAGAACATCATTGAAATGATTGATGACACTCGCAAAGCTTTCGAGAGCAGTGCCGATGACCTACTGTATGGTGTGGCACTGCACAGTGTGATGGAAGGAGCATGTGATGACTACGAATAAATACAAAGTGATTGCTAAGATGTCAACATACTTGTATGTTTATGTTGATGCCAGTAGCAATGCCGAAGCTATGTATATAGCTAAGGAAATGGATGGTGGTGAATTTATCCCTCTCAATCAGGGCATTGTGGCTGAGGGTGATTGGGAAATTGTGGATGTAATACAGGAGGCATGATGAGCAAGATAGAATTCACTGCAGACTTTTTTGGTAGGTGTTATGTAGCCACCCTGCCCAACTTCTCCAAGGCTATGGAGCCTAAGGATGTAGCATCCACCTTCTATACCCCGAAGACGAAGGGCTACTATGCCTTCATCAAGGGCATGGAAAAAGAACTAGCAAACCCAACAACCTTTAAGGAAACAAAATGAATCAAGTTATTAAGACAGCCGATGGCTACATGGTGCTGATGGCTAACGAAGACTATGCCTGTGACGCACAGGGTGACAACACATGGAACACATTCAATGAAGCAAGGGAAGTTCTTTGCACATTGACAGTCACCAAGCAGGAAGAGACTGCCCGAATCTTTGGGCAACACTATGCTTATGTCCACCCTAGCTACACTAAGCACTGGGAGCGTAAGGAAATTGCAACCACCTTCTACACTCCGAAGTCTAAGTCTTGGTATGCATTCATCCGAGGCATGGAACGACATGAAAAATTCCCTGTCATTGACAAGGGTGCTCCGGCTGACATTCGAGGTGTGCTTAAGCGACTAACTGAGTCTGCTGACAAGTACATTGAAGATGGTAAGTGGATAGTGGCACTGTCTAAAGACATTGCCGATGCTAAATATATTATGGAACACAACCTATGACAGAACAAAAGACATTCACCATCACTGTATACACTGATGCAGGGCATGGATGGGGCAAGGTGAAGCGTAAGGTGTTAAACAACTTAGGCATTGCCCCTGATGTAAGCAGCTACAGTTACCAGTATAAGGACAATGTGTACCTTGAGGAAGACTGTGACTTGTCGTTGTTGTTACAACGATTGCACTCAGATAATGTGTCAGTTAAGTGGGTCACCAAACACACCGATGGTGATAGCAAAATCAGATCTTATGAAAGGTATGCATATGTACAAGATACAAACCAGACTGCGTGACAAGTGGTACTGCCTAGAGTTTGATGTGTCAGACAGTGGCAACTACAAGCCAAGGCGTTATGCCACACTACCTGATGCATCAAATGCACTGGAACGCTACCTCGATGGCTTGTTCTTTGCCAACAGGGAACAGGTAGACTTAGGAAACTTTCGTATAGTTAAGGAATGAAATGAATACAAAGATGTTAAAGCATGTTCGCACTCTGTTCAACACCGAAGGTGTTGAGAGGCGTATCAATAGACACAACCAACGGCAGTGGGTGCGGAGCATTCGTTACCTCGGTGACAAGTGGTTGTTAGCTACACCAGTACAACGGAAGGAAGATGTAAATGCGTAAAGACAATCCGACTTGGCCTTTCCCCGCCAACCCACTACCACCCTCTCAACCACCTGAGCCTAGACATGAGTGACATGGAGATGTATACTTGGTTCTTTGCATGTTGGTGCATAGCAATGGTGGCTATATGGATGTAGACCTTAGCTATCAGCTAGGCTTTGTACATGGACTGCGTAGCTTAGGTATCAGCTACCAGTGGATGAGCAGGGACTACATCAAGGGCTATGCTAAAGGCACTGAGATGAAACGACTACACCTATCACAGGAGGAAAATTATGTTAAGCGAAGTGGACATCAGGGACTTCGACAAGCAACCAGTGACACCACTGTACTCAGTGAAGCCTAAGAGCTATGTACAATGCCCTCGCACTGAGGCTGTCTACTACTTCGATCACATCGATGGCATGTATAGCTACTGCCTAGATATGTTCGGTGACACTATCCATCTAGTTGCATGGATGGATGTGATACCTTTGGCTAAAAAGCCCTGAGGTTCTGTAGGGGTATTGCACTGCCCCTAATTTTGTGGTTATAATTAAGCGTCAGTTGCTGACACTCATTCACTTTTCTTAAGGAAACATCATGGCTCATGTAATCTTCTCTCGCAATGTTAACAATTCTGCTCTCACAACAGAGCGTATCCAACAACTTGCCCCTGCTGCTTTCAGCACCACCAAGGCTGACCGCCTTACAGATCGTTATGTGTCATTGAACACAAGCGACATCATCACAGTGATGCAAGACTATGGATATGCACCAGTGCAAGCAGCACAGAAGCGTAGCCGTAAGAACAACCCTGCTCACTCAGCCCACATGTTAGCCTTCGCTAAGACATGGGACATTGACTTTGGCACTGAGGACATTCGTCCTGAGATTATTTTGTACAACTCTCATGATGGCACTGGCTCAGTGAAGTTGTTTGCAGGTTGCTACCGATTCATCTGTGCCAATGGCCTCATTGCAGGTGATGGATTCCAGTCTCGCATCTATCACAGCAAGGCACTGAGTGGTTTTGAAGACATGCTTCGTAACACTGTGGCTACATTGCCCACCATGATGGAGCGTCTTGAGAGACTGCGTGGTGTGACACTTGATCCACATCAGTCAGTGATCATGGCTAAGCGTGGCATTGAGACACGATGGGACATGCTTGAACAGCAGACCAATGGTGTGTATGCCACACCTCAAACCATTGCTGATGTGTTGAAGATCTCTCGCTATCAAGACAACTACATGGATGCATTCACTGTGTTCAACCGCATTCAGGAAGGTGTTATCCGTGGCAATGCATTCGTTAAGAGCCTGTCTGACAAGCACCCCAATGGTGTGACTCGTAAGGCTCGGCCTGTTAGCAGTGTGAAAGAAAACATCCGCATCAACTCAGAGTTGTGGGACATTGCCGAAGACATTGCCTTCGCTTAATCAACCAAGGCAGGGGCTTAATCCCCTGCATAAGGAACACATATGATAGTAGACACGACAAAGATAGTAGGCACATTCACTGGTGGACATGAGGTGGTCACTGTGAACATTGGAATGCTCTGCTCTAATGAGGCAGTGTTTAAAATCTGTGACATATTAAAGGGGGAAGCTAACAACTTAGGCGAAGCCCTTGATCTAACAGTCACAATTACTATGGAAGATATTTGATGCATAAAGATAATGCGATAGGTATGTTCATGGGTCTGTTCATTGGAGATGCACTGGGTGCTCCATTGGAATTCATTCGTCCCGAACATATGACAGAGGTAACATCAGAGATGGTGGGTGGTGGTGTGCATGACACTGCCATTGGTGAATGGACAGATGATGGTGCTATGGCTGTTGCTATTGCTGATGCTTACATTAGTAAGGGTGGCTTTGCTCCAAGCGAGATTGCTGCCAACTTTAAAATGTGGAAGAAGACAGGACACTTTGGCACTAGAAATTATGTCTTTGACATAGGGCGTACTTGCTCAACATCCATTGATGCTATGACTACAGATCGTCCTTACATGGGAAGCACAGACTTCTATGCCAGTGGCAATGGAACTATCATGCGACTAGCTCCCATCATGTTAGCCAATCACAATGATGTGGGCTTAGCTATAGCTGAGAGTGTGGCTGTGTCGTTGATGACACATGGCACTCACAACATTGTTCAATGTACAGCAGGGTTTGTTTCAGAATGTATGGCAGGAACTAAGTTCCTAAACTACAACCGCATTCGTAACTACAACACAAGGAATGGTGAGCGTACTGTGAACACCATCATGCATGCTTATGCTCAAGCATGGAACAGTGTTGACCTAAGCCATAGCTTCGAGGATGCAGTGGTGCATGCTGTCAACTTAGGCTATGACGCTGACACTGTAGGTGCTGTCACTGGTATGTTAGCAGGGCGTATCTATGGGTATAGCAACATCCCCAAGAGATGGCTTAACAAGTTGGTTAAGCATGATGAACTGTTAGCTATGGCTGAAAATTTATATGCACTGGGAGGTGACGATCAATGACTCTCCCTCGCTATGTAACCTTGGCTAAGGCCACCGAAGGTGTAACCAAGTATCGCTACAACCCACCACAGGACGCAGTGGATGCAGGGGTGGTGGCTAGGCGTGTGCTTGGTGAAGACAAAGACAAAGCATTTGCTTTGGCTGCAGAACTAAATGCTCAGCTAGACAACTGGCGTAAAGAGCTTAGATATCTTAAAGATATCTCTGAGAAGACGAAGGTGGCTGACTTAGTCAAGGCATACAGGAACAACATCACTTACACAAAGCTCAGTGCTAAAGCACAGCGTGACTACATCTACTACCTACAGGGATGGCAGGACAGTAGAGCTAATGGTGTTAGTCTGTATCAATGCAAGCTAGGTGACTTAGTCACACCGCATTGTCAGAAGATATATGAACAGCATGCTGAACATAGTGTTAGCTTAGCTAACCACACCTTGGCAGTGTACCGATTGCTATTCAACTTCGCTATCCGTCATGGCTACATTAAGCACAACCCATTCAGCAAGGTGCTACGAAGGGCAGACAAGCCTCGCAGAACTGTATGGAGCAGGGAAGATGTGAGAGCATTCATGAACACTGCCTATTCCACATTCAAGTGGCGTAATGTGGGACTCATTGTGCAGATGGGCTATGAATATGGACAGCGTATGGGTGACATGCGTAAGCTACGATGGGATCAGGTAGACCTAGAGAAGGGTGTGTTGCACTTGGAACAAAGCAAGCGTAGGTCTAGGGTGACTATCCCCACAAGTCAGGGGCTACTAACTATGCTGAGACAACAGCATGCTGAGTTTGGTTGGCAGCAATACATTGCACCATCCAATGTGCCTGATAGGAAAGGTGGCTTGCTACCTTACAGTTTGTTTAACTTGTCTAGAGTGGCTAAACAAATCTTAGCTGATGCAAATCTGCCTAGTGATCTTGTGTTACAGGACTTGCGAAGGACAGCTATCACAGAGATGATTGAGGTGGGTGTACCCATCACCAACATCATGTCGGTGTCAGGACATGCTACCCCGCAGAGCCTAACACCATACATCAAGAACACTTTGCGTAGTGCAACAGTGACACAGGAAATGCGAGGACTAGTATGAAAGTGTATATAGGAAGCTATCCCAATTGGCTTGGACCATATCAGCTTGCTGAGCTAACAACAAAGCTAGGTGTTAGCAAAGCTAAGGCACAGCAATGGGGTGAGTGGCTCAGTGAAACATGGGTGGGTGATGTGTTGCAGTGGATGCATACGAAGAAGAAGCGCACTGTCATTGTGAAGCTTGATAGGTATGACACATGGGCTATGGATCACACACTGTCCCTCATCATCTTGCCAATGCTTAAGCAACTTAAGGCAACACAGCATGGTAGTCCTAATGTGGATGATGCAGATGTGCCGAAGGCATTGCAAAGCAACTCATGCCTACCCAAGGAAAACAGTTGGGACATTGATGACAATCACTTCAAGCGGTGGGACTGGGTGATGGATGAAATGATATGGGCATTCGGTGAAATGGTGGATGAAAATTCAACTGATAAGTTTTATGATCATTCTGCTGTGGATAAGAAGGCAGGACTAGAAGAACAGATAGGTAAGATTAAGATTGACTATGCAGGTTTAGAGGTGCATGAAGCTAGGATGAAGAAAGCTTTCATGTTGTTTGGTAAATATTACAGAGGACTATGGGACTGATATGACTGAATTAAACAGAGAACAAATTGAAGCTGTGGTTGCAGAAGAACTTGAGTTTTTATTGCGGTGGGAAAGTAGTTTGCCTGAGCCAACTCAAGACACTGAACTTATTAAAGCAGCTATGAGAGTGCTTCAAGAATTCAAGGTGATCAAATGAGTGCATGGCTTATTGCAATTGTTGGTGTGGTGTATACAGTGGTGGCAGTGGATCTGCTACTCAAAGGCAACACTGGTCTAGGCATAGCCTTTGTTGGTTATGCACTGGGTAATGTTGGTCTGTACATGGAGGCAGCAAAATGAAACTACATGAACTAGAAGACCTCATCATGGCAGCTTGGATAACTAAGGAGGACATTGACTCCATCTTGTGGGTGTTAATGGACAGAGAGAAGCAACCTGATGAAGACGAGCTTGCCAATTTATTAATTGGACTACACAGCCTACACGATGCTAGAATGACTAAGCTGTTTAACGGATACGAACAAGTATTAAAGACCAACAAAGTTACCTACAAAGGCTATGGCATTCCTAAAAACACACCTACCCTGTGAGACATGTGGCAGTAGTGATGGCTTGTCCATCAACGATGACATGTCCACCAAATGTTTTGTATGTAATACATACATTCCCTCAATGAACAAAGAAAGACTTGAAGTGATTGATGTTGATACAGAAACGAAAGACACAAGCTCTTTCTTTAAAGACTACAACGAAGGTGTTAGTGTGTCTGTTTCAGACAGACGCATTAACAAAGCCACAATGGAACGCTATGGTGTTGTTCGCAGTGGTGGCTATTACTACTTCCCTTATTACGATAGCAATACCCAACTGGTGGCAGCTAAGCGCAGAGAGGTGAAGGATAAGAAGTTTACGACAGTGGGTGGGTGGAGCAAGGGTACTCTGTTTGGACAGAACCTATACCCATCCAATGGTAAGTATCTCACCATCACTGAGGGTGAGTTTGATGCACTGGCTGCATACCAATTGACAGGTAGTAAATATCCTGTGGTGTCTATACGCACAGGTGCAGGTAGTGCATTGAAGGATGCCAAGGCCAACTATGAATACATCAACAGCTTTGAAACTGTAGTGCTTTGCTTTGATGGTGATGAGGCAGGGCAGAAGGCAGCAAAGGAAGTTGCTGAATTGTTTGGTAGCAAGTGCAAGATATTTAAACCTGATCCATCATACAAGGATGCATGTGAGTGGCTTGCTGAAAGCAAGGAAGCTGCATTCGTAGCCCGTTGGTGGGCAGCAGAGCCATTCATACCTGATGGTATTGTTAGTGGCACTGGGTTGTGGGAGCTAGTGTCTAAACCAATGGAAGCAGCAGACTGTTTCTATCCTTGGAAGGGACTGAACGACATCACCTATGGCATCAGAGCAGGTGAGCTAGTCACATTCACAGCAGGTAGTGGACTAGGTAAGAGTCAAACCCTAAGGGAAATTGTTTGGCATCTGCTACAGAACAGCAGTGACAACATTGGCTTGATGTTCTTGGAAGAGAGTGTGAGAAAGACTAGCCTGTCCATGATGAGCCTTGCTGCTGACTTGCCTATGCATCTACCTACAACTATGGTGTCTGATGCTGTACGCAAGGACGCATTCGAGAAGACACTAGGCACTGGACGCTTGTACTTCTTTGATCACTTTGGTAGCACAGCCATTGAGAACATTGTCAATCGTGTAAAGTATATGGCTAAAGGACTGGGATGTAAGTATGTATTCCTAGACCACTTGTCCATCATCGTATCCAGTCAGGACAATGGTGATGAGCGTAAGGCCATTGATGAAATCATGACCAAGCTTCGCATGCTTGTGCAGGAAACTAACATTGCTTTAGTTATTGTTAGCCACCTCAAGCGTCCATCAGACAAGGGACATGAAGAAGGTGCAGCCACTAGCTTAGCTCAGCTAAGGGGTAGTGCAGCCATTGCACAGCTAAGTGACATGGTGGTATCGCTTGAGAGGAATGGTCAGGCTGATGATCCTATTGAGCGTAACACCACCAAGGTGAGGGTGTTGAAGAACAGATACAGTGGACAAACTGGTCCTGCTTGCAGCTTGCTTTATAACAAAGACACTGGCAGAATGTTTGAGATTGATGATGCTATGGAAGGGATGATGCTATGAAACAGTGGGATGATCTTGATGATGCCATCATTGGACAAGCTTCCATATGGAATGATAATAAGAGAGTGGAGGTCTTGGTCTACGATGCTGATAAGATTATTAAAGTATTTGTGGACAGAGATGGTATGTCTGAAGATGAAGCGCATGAATATATTCTCTTCAACATTGAGGGTGCTTACATAGGAGAGGACACACCTGTATTGGTGTGGCAAAGGTATGAGTGATGGAGGAAAGGGACATGCTCAGCGTCCCAAGTCAATAGCTGATGAAGAGTGGGCATCAAGATGGAATGCCATCTTTGGTAAAGACTCATTAGAAGATTACAAACAGTCGGAGAAAGTTAACAATCTCCAACAAAATGATAAGGACAAGGACGATGATCTTCTTAGACATAGAGACAAACCTCAAACATGACACCATATGGTTGTGTGTTACTAAGCACAGCACCACTGGTGAGGTGAGGCACTGGCGGGAAGCCGACAGCTTGCAAGAATACTTAGAAGGTGAGCAAGTGGTGGGCCACAACATCATTGGCTTTGACGCACCTGTCCTTAAGAAGGTGTGGGGTGTTGGCATTCCTGACAACACTCTGATGGATACACTGGTGATGTCACGGCTGTACAAGCCCGACATTGATATTGTTATTCCTGAGCAGGGCAAAGCCCCTAGTCCACATAGTCTTGAGGCATGGGGCTATCGCTTAGGCAGCCACAAGATAGGCTTCACTGACTTTGATGGTGGATGGACACAAGAGATGGCTACCTACTGTGAGCAGGATGTATTGCTGCTTGAGAAACTATACAGCCATCTATCAACAGTGTTGATTAAGGAAGAGTTTTCCTTACAAAGCATTAAGCTTGAGCATGCGGTGGCACTAATCTGCCGTGGCATGGAAGACAATGGCTTCATGCTAGACATGGAGAAAGCTATGGTGTTGAACGCCACACTGAGTGGACGCATGTCTGACATTGAAGAGAGCATGCAGCAGGTGTTTCCTCCCATCGTAGAGCAGCGAGTCTCTGAGAAGACAGGCAAGCAGCTTAAGGACAAAGTAACCATCTTCAATCCCGGAAGCAGACAGCAGATTGCTGAGCGATTGGCAGGGCTTGGTGTTGTATTCACAAAGAAGACAGACAAAGGCAATGTCATTGTTGACGAAGCTGTGCTTGAGAAGATTGACCTACCTGAAGCTAAGCTTGTATCTGAATACTTAATGATACAGAAACGTGTGGCTCAGGTTAGCAGTTGGTTGGAGTTGGTAGGCGAGGATGGCAGGGTGCATGGTAGAGTTACTACCAATGGTGCAGTGACAGGCAGAGCTACACACAGTAGCCCTAACATGGCACAGGTTCCTGCAGTGGGTAGTCCATTCGGTGCTGAATGCAGGGAGATGTGGCGTGTGCCAGTGGGATATAAGCAGGTAGGTGTAGACCTATCAGGCATTGAACTGCGTTGCTTAGGCCACTACCTGAGGGATCAGGAATGGATTGATGAGTTGCTTAAGGGTGACATCCACTGGTTTAATGCACAGAGTTTTGGCTTAGTTGACAAAGGTACTGTTAAGGATGATAACAACCCAGAGCATAAGAAGGCTAGGAATACTACCAAGACTCTGACATATGGTGTGCTGTATGGTGCAGGTGCTGCCAAGGCAGGATCAATTGTTGGCGGTAACAGTAGCAGAGGTAAGAAACTTATTGATAGCTTTATCAATAACACACCCGGCCTTTCTGAATTGAAGAAGAAGATATCTAAGCTGATGGTTAAGGGTCACTTACCTGCACTAGATGGTAGGCGAGTGTGGGTTAGGTCTGAACATGCAGCATTAAACACTTTGTTGCAAAGTGCAGGTGCTATCGTAGCTAAGCAATGGCTTATTGAAGCAACGAAGTTGTTGCAAGAAAGGGGAATAGATGCTAAACTATTAGCGTTTGTTCATGATGAAACACAGTGGGAAGTTAGAGAAGATCAGGCAGAGGAAGCAGCTAGGCTCATCGAGCAAGCAGCCACCAAAGCAGGAGAAGCTTTAGGTTTCCGTTGTCCAGTAGATGCCGAAGGTAAGGTTGGCAACAACTGGCGTGAGTGCCACTAACGATAGAGGTGGGTTTTTATATTGGAGAATATTATGAGTGAAGAAAAGAAAGCGATTAAGTTGAAGGCTGATTTGTTCTGGTGTCAGCACAACAAAGTGAATGACATGTCTGGTAAGTTTCAGTTGAACTTATGCAACTTGTCTGATGCTGCTGTTGAAGCATTGGAAGAGATGGGCATCAGTGTTCAGACTGGTGAAGAGAAGAAGGCTGACATGGGCAGGTACATCACTTGCAAATCAGAGAAGCCTATCCGTGTCTTTGATACAGACAATGATGAGATCACTGAAGCCATTGGTAATGGTAGCAAGGGTAAAGCCTTGGTGTCTTATTATTCTTGGACATACAAGAACAAGAAAGGCGTTAGCCCTTCATTGAAGAAGCTGGTTGTCACTGACTTGGTTGAATATGCTGCAACAAGCGGCATCAGCGCAGACGATGAGGATGTGCTGTAAATGAAAGCCCTGTTCGATAGCGACATCTTCGCTTATCGAGCAGCATCTGCATGTGAGGACGAAGACGAAGCAACAGCTCAGCGAACACTAGAGCGTTTAATCGTTGATGTCCTCATGTGCGGTGTTGATACCATCTATCCTGATTGCTTCGTGGATAGTTGGAGCATGCACCTAACAGGTAAGAACAACTTCCGATATCAGATAGCTACCACTGTACCCTACAAAGGTAACAGGGTGGACAAGCCTAAGCCTAAGCATCTAGCTTTCCTTAGAAACTATCTAGTAAAAGAATGGGGTGCTTCTATATCTGAGGGTGAAGAAGCTGATGACACCATTGCCATTGAAGCTACAAAGCTTGGTGACAATTGTGTCATTGTGTCTTTAGACAAAGACTTAGATCAAATTGTTGGATGGCATTACAACTTTGTTAAACATCTAGGCTACTACATCAAACCAGAGGAAGCTCTGGTCAAGCTGTATACGCAGATGATTACTGGTGATGCTGCTGATAACATCAAAGGATTGTTCCGTGTTGGTCCAGTGAAAGCAGCCAAGATAATTGGGGACACAACAAATGAACTTGAGCTATACAACAAAGTGTTGGAAGCTTACGAGGGTGATGCTGAGCGTGTGTTAGAAAATGCTCAGCTTCTTTTTCTACGAAGATATGAAGGACAGATATGGACTCCTCCACAAGCTTAAAGCCAAACGACATTGCACTAATCCTTCGTCCTACTATTGTGGATGGGGTGTATCAAAAACACTTTCAGGTGTTAGTCAGTGGCTTTGGTCCACTCACTATCAGTGAAGACGATGTGAATAACCTGATTGGTATGGCTACTATATTGGCAGCAACTGTACAGTATATGGAAGAAGATGAAGAGCTTGCTAATAAGCTTGTTGAGTATTGCGGTAAGATGTTTGCCGATGTTGGTGACTTCTTTTACAACGCAGATCATGACAGCTTTAGTGATGGTGGCTTTACTATTAACACCAAGACAGTTGGAGGCATCCAATGAATGTAGATGACACACTAATACAGCGAGGCGTTAGGTATGGCAACTACAAAGAAGATGTCTCTAGAGTTTCTCAAGCTTTAAAAGAAGTTGTTAGATCAGGTGCTGAGTGGAAAGAGATGGATGATGATATGAAGGAAAGCCTTGATCTCATCTGTAACAAAATCTCTCGCATTGTTAATGGTGATCCTTGGTATCATGACTCATGGCATGACATCATTGGCTATGCTAGACTGGTAGAAGAAAGACTGGAACGATTATGATTGCTGTTGATATCCACTTAAAGGTTTTCTTTAAACCTCAAGACCTACCCAATGTCTACCTAAATGAAGAAGTGCTGAGTGAAGCCATCACTGAAAACTTAACTGCTTCGTTGGAACGAATGGATGCACAGGAAGTGCTCTTTTGTTTCGTGGATATTGAAGGACTAGAATGAAAGTTAATTCTGTAACCATTAGAGAAGCAAGCAATGGCTTTGTTGTTGAGCATGTAGCTGAATCTGAGTACGACAAGTTCCTCTCTGAGTTTGTTGCTCTAGATATTGACGAAGCTTTAGCTATAGCTAGGGATTTATTTGTGCATTACGATGCTGCTGACATGTCGCATTTAGTAGATACACCAATTGGTAGATAAGAAAAGAAATGGTGGCGAGTGGACTGACTCTAGGTTCAGGAGCTTTGTCACCTCTGCTCTTCGTGCTGCGTCTAGGCGTTGGCCTCCTAAGTACAAGGCTCTTAAAGAAGCCTTCGTTGGTAGGAAGACTAACAAGAAGACAGGCAAGTTGGCAATGCATTACAAGTGTGCAAAATGTAAGAAGCATTTTGTTGCAGCAGATGTGCAGGTAGATCATGTGTTGCCAGTAGTAGATCCTAAGGTAGGCTTTGTTAGTTGGGACTTGTTCATTGATCGTATCTTCTGTGAGATAGAAAACCTACAAGTGATGTGTAAGCCTTGTCACAAGGTGAAGACAGAGCTAGAGAAAGCAGAAAGGAAAAAGAAATGAATGTAATAATGTTAGAAGAACATGAGGATGGTAGTGCCACCTATTCATTTGATTTAACAATTGAAGAGCGTGACATCTTACTAAGCTTAGGTATAATGACAGCCATCAAGAATGGTATTCAAGAAGGGAAGAAATATGTCGGTGACATTGATATGGGCTACACCAAATGCGGAACATCTGATAGCGTACATGGCGAGGGTGAGCAACCCAGAGAATCAGGACAACCCTGAGACAGCACCAAAGCTGCTGAAGTATTTGATGGACAACAAACACTGGAGTCCATTTGAGATGGTGAATGTGTGCATGGAAATAGAAACTACCCGTGATATTGCACGACAGATATTGCGACACCGAAGCTTTAGCTTCCAAGAATTCTCACAACGCTATGCCATTTCCTCACGCTATGAAACCAGTGAGGTGAGGCTGCAGGATAACAAGAACAGACAGAACTCTATAGCCGTTCAGGACCGAGAATTGATGGCGGTATGGGATGAGCTACAGACAGATGTTTTGGTGGCTGCAAAGCGGTCCTATGAGGCTGCATTAAGCCTTGGGATAGCTAAGGAGGTGGCACGAAAGGTGTTGCCTGAGGGACTAACCACCAGTAGAATGTATATGAATGGCACACTGCGTAGCTGGATGCACTATGTTGATATCCGTTGTGACAAAGCAACACAGAAAGAACATCGTGATGTAGCAGACCAATGTAAGGTAGTGCTAACAAACTTATTTCCATCTCTATTTGCACCTAGCAAGTAGAAGTCAACTGAGGTATAACTACCTTTCCTTTCGGGAGCTTTTGCTCCCATTTTTTTCACCACAACAAAGGTATTTTATATGACAAAGTATAAGGTCAACATTGACCTGTCTCGGGACAGTTTGTTCGATGAACTAGGCATCCAGAGATTAAGAGAGAGTTACATGAAGGATGAAGAGGCTAGTCCTCAAGAAAGATTTGCTTATGTTTCGGAATCGTTTGCGTCAAGTCAAGAGCATGCTCAGCGATTGTATGACTACAGTAGTAAGCACTGGCTTAGCTACTCTACGCCTATCCTATCTTTTGGTCGCTCTAAGCGTGGTTTCCCTATTAGCTGCTTCCTTAACTATATGGATGATAGTGCAGAAGGCTTGGTCGATAACCTATCAGAAACTAACTGGCTATCCATGTATGGTGGTGGTGTCGGGGTTCATGTTGGTATCCGTAATGGTGATGATAAGTCTACTGGTGTTATGCCCCACCTCAAAATCTATGATGCCAGTTCCTTGGCCTACCGCCAAGGCCGTACAAGAAGGGGTAGCTATGCTGCCTACCTAGACATTAATCACCCTGACATCATCCAGTTCTTGGAGATGCGTAAGCCTACAGGTGACCAGAATGTACGCACACTAAACCTACATCACGGCATCAACATCACTGATGAATTCATGACCATCATTGAGAAGGCTATGAAAGATCCTGACTATGATGATAGCTTTCAGCTTAAGAATCCTGCCAGTGGTGAGGTGGTAGAGACAGTGTCTGCTAAATATCTGTGGCAGAAAATACTGGACCTGCGTATGCAAACAGGTGAGCCATACTTGGTGTTCATTGACACAGCTAACAAGGCTATGCCTAAGTGGTTGAGTAACAAAGGCTTGAAGATTAATGGTAGCAACTTGTGTACAGAAATCTTCCTGCCAACTAACGAGAAACGAACAGCAGTGTGCTGCCTGTCTTCCCTCAACTTAGAATACTACGATGACTGGAAAGATGATAAGCAATTCATCTTGGATGTTATGGAAATGCTAGACAATGTCTTGCAATACTTCATCGACAAAGCACCATCAACAATTGCTAGGGCTAAGTACAGTGCAATGATGGAGCGTAGCATTGGAGTGGGAGCACTGGGCTTCCATGCATTCTTACAAAAGAAAGGTGTAGCCATCGATGGTGTGATGGCTAAGAGTTATAACAATGAAATCTTTAAACACATTCATGCTTCGTGTTTACTTGCTGACTCTGTCTTGGAGCAGCAGCGTGGTAGTTGTATCGATGCTGGTCACGGCAATATTAATAGAAGGTTTAGTCATCATACTGCTATTGCCCCTAACGCTAGTAGCAGCCTTATCATGGGTAATACTAGCCCTTCAGTCGAGCCGTACAGAGCGAATGTATTTAGACAAGACACACTTAGTGGATCGTTCGTCTATAAGAATAGGTTCTTAAAGGCACAACTTGCTTCACTGGGCATGGACGATGACGATGTGTGGGCATCCATCATCAGCAACGAAGGATCTGTACAGCACCTAGACATCTCTGATCAATTGAAGGAAGTGTTTAAGACTGCTATGGAGATTGATCAGCGTTGGTTGGTTGAGCTTGCATCAGACAGACAGAAATACATTGACCAAGGACAGAGCATTAACCTGTTCTTCCCTGCCAATGTATCAATTAAATATCTGCATGCCATTCACTTCCTTGCTTGGAAGAGTGGGCTTAAGAGCCTATACTATCTTCGTTCAGAGAAGGTGCGTAAGGCAGATAAAGTAGGTGCTCAGATCAAGCGTCAGCGTATTGAAGACGATATTGATTTGAAGCAGGTGGCAGAAGGTGAAACTTGTTTAGCATGTGAAGGATGATATGGTAAAAACTAAATTAGATATTACGCAAGAGCGTACAACATTCAAGCCCTTCAAATATCCTTGGGCTTATGATGCTTGGCTGCAACATGAGCAGAGTCATTGGCTTCATACAGAAGTGCCTATGTCTGAGGATGTTAAAGACTACAAGAAGCTAAGCAAACATGAGCAAGAGTTTCTAACAAAGATCTTACGCTTCTTTGTACAGGGTGACTTAGACATTGGCAGTGGTTACCATGACCACTACATCCCAGTGTTTAAGCAGCCTGAGGTGAGGATGATGATGAGTGGCTTTGCAGGTAGGGAAGCCCTGCATGTAGCAGCCTATGCTCACCTCATTGAAACCTTGGGCTTGCCTGAGTCTACCTACAATGAGTTCCTTGAATACAAGGAGATGGTGGAAAAGCATGACTACATTAACAATCTTAGTGCAGCACCAATGGCTGAGAAGATTGCTGCCATCTCTGCCTTCGGTGAGGGCATGCAACTGTTCTCTAGCTTTGTTATGTTGCTTAACTTTGCAAGGAATGGTAAGCTTAAAGGGTTGGGCCAAATCATTGCTTGGTCTATTGTGGACGAAACTCAGCATGCTGAAGGCATGATAAAGGTGTATCGTGAATATGTTAAGCACAACAAAGATGAGAGCACTTCGGATCGCATCAAGGAAATTGCAGATCAAATGGTGGGTCTGGAGGATCAGTTTGTGGATCTGGCTTTTTCAATGGTCGAGGTTGAGAAGCTTACGAAAGAAGAAGTGAAGCAATACATTCGCTACATTGCAGATCGTAGGCTCATCTCTATGGGGATGAAGGGCATCTATAAGATCAAGAAGAACCCTTTGCCTTGGGTGGATGGTATGCTTGGTGTTAGCCATACCAACTTCTTTGAGCAGCGTGTAACAGACTACAGCAAGGGTGCTACCACTGGTACTTGGGACGATGTATGGGGTAAAGCAGCATGATCGTTGTAGAACTAAGACAGGGCATTGGACTTGATATTGAGTTTAATGAAACCATCTGCCACATCATTGATGATGGTGGACCACATGATAAATTGTTTTCATATAGTGGTATACTAATCAAGTTGCCTTTTCTTAGTATCTATATTGGTGAGTTTGAAGAGATTGGTGAACTCATTAAAGGCAACAAACCTACAGGGGAATAACATGCAAGTCAAGTCTGAACGATCTGCACCTTTGCGTATTCAATTTGAACAAGGCTATAAAGCTTTCAGGCACGGATGGATTGTGAATCAATACGATCCAGTATCTGTGGCAGGTAAAGAGTGGCAACGAGGATTTGATCGTGGCTACTTTGATAACATTGAAAGACTCAATGGCTACCAAGCGGTTCGATAAAGAACTTCACGACACCTACGACAAGTTTGGAAGAGATGTAGTTAAGAGCTATGTCTCTTCTTCTTGGGGTATGGAAGCTAGAGATAATCCTGACAGGTATGGGATTGATCTGCATCTATATAAGGATGACTTGTTGGTGGGATATGCTGAGGTAGAAGTCAGACTGTCATGGAAAACTGTAGAGTTTCCCTATGAAGATTTGAATGTACCTGCTAGGAAGAAGAAGCTCTTAACACAAGAGATGCCTACACACTTCTTCTCAATTAACAAAGATGGCACAGCACTGTTTCATTGCGAAGCTGCTGCTGTGTTAGCTTCAGAAGTTAAAGAGTCTAGAAATAAATATGTCTACCAAGGAGAACTCTTTTACAAGGTTCCTCTTGATAGACTTTCTTATGTTACATTACTTACGACTGGCTAAGCCACCTTTATTGAATTTCCTAGTAAGGTTTCGGACATTATCAACAGCATTAATTTGTTTCTTCAAATCATTACCATACTTAAACTTACCTAGTTCATTATTAAGGTCTGTTAATAGTTTAGCTTTTTCGATTGATCCGTTAGCTTTCAAAACTTCTGCTGTATTCTCTAGAAGTTTTCCAGTATAAACTCTTCTTCTCTGACCTGCTAAGTTACCACTAGCAACAGTTTTTGGATAGTCTTCAGCCTGAATAACTTCTGATACATCTCTTAAGAAATTGTGGTAACGCTGACCAGTACCTTCTTTAGTTGAGGTAATAGAGCCATACTCTAAAGCATTATTAAAGTAATCTTTAATATTTTTATATGCTCGATTAGCAGCAATGATACGCTCTTTCTCTGTTGTCTTTGCGTTAGTAAAGACACTATTTGCTTCAAATAAATTAAGAGCTATCTTTTTATTTTTATCTGTTCTCTCAGTGAAGCCTACGCTTTGTGTTCTTCCTTTAGCGAACATGGGGGTCTTTCCTTCTTCAACTAAAGGAACACCCTTCAAAGCTTTCTTAGCTTCTTCAGCAGCAGATAACACTTCAAGCTGTCTGCCTGTTGCCTTACCTTGTGGCCTTAGTTTATCTGTCTCAGTAATCATATCCTCTGCTTCTTTAAAGCTGCCAGAACGAGAAAGAGAAACAGGTCTAACTACCCTTTCAGATCCATTGATTGATCTGGCAATGATGTTAAAGTCTTCAAGGCCATATTGTTTGCTGGACATAGGAACCCTGCTGAACATGTAGTCAGCATAGGGTATCTTTGTATAAACAAGTTTCTCTGGGTTAGTTCCACCAAAGGCTTCGCTTTCAAAGTTTAAATTAATATCTCTAGTGAAGGATGTGCCACCCACATGTAATTCACTGTGAGCATTACCATGAAACTGAGGATCATCAAAGCCAGTCTTCCATCTTAAAGATGGTCCTTCTTTATATGAAGATCTTCCATGAAATAGTTTAATAGGAGGAACATCTTTATATTCTTCTCTAAGCTTATTGAGTCTACCTTGATATTGCTTAGCCATCTCAGCAGCTTTCTGCATATCTTCTGCACTATTTAAATTAATTTCTCTTCCAGTTGTGTATCTGAAGTCGCCCTGCACTACAGCCATAACATCTTCTGCATCGGGGAGTTTAGAAACTTCAGGCATAGTAATTAAAGAATCAAAAGCATCTTGTCTATCCGTTCTTATCTTAGCAAGCATACCTTTTCTAGTTTCAGTACTGCTTATACCATTACCTACTTGTGCATTTAAGTTACCTTCAGGTATCTTTGAAATGGTTACTCTTTTTTGTGCTAATGATTTAGTAGGTGGCGTTGGTGTGCTTCCGGGTTCAATAGGATAACCTTCTTCATCATATTCAACTTCTTTAATTTCAAACTCTGGATCTTTAGCAGGAGTAGCTTTAGGATTTGTTGGCTCAGCATTCCAGAAATCATCTTCTTTAGTTGCTGGTGTAAATGAAGCCTCTGCTTCATCAACTATCTTTTCCATGTCAGCATCTAATGCTGCTGGCTTCTGTGCTGCTTCAAGGTCAGCTAGTTTATTAGCCCCTTCTACATCCATAGGAATATCTTCTACTGGCTTAGACACAGGAGTAGCATACTTGTTCTTATCGTATGGTATCTTAGCCATAGCAGATGCAGCACCTTCTTTACCAGTAGGTTTAATCAAAGCCTGTGTAGTTTGCTCCACTGCTGGAGAGATGCTGTGCTTAGAAACAATGTCTGTTAAAGACAAAGCACCTTTCTTAATGGCAGTCTCTGCTGCCTCACCTACAAGCTTCTTAGCTAAGAAGCCACCGGGATTCATCTTAACAATACCTCCCAGAGCATAGCCAGTGCCGAGTAGTCCTACATCTGTAGCTAATTTAACCGCTTCTTTGTAGTCAGTGTCTGGATTAAAAGGTCTACCATACGCTTCTCTAAATTCACCGCTGATAACCTTTAATTTAGAAGCTGTTAGTTTCTTCATTTGCTTTTCATACAAAGAAGACTTACCTAGTTCTCTTACATCACCACCTACAGCATATCCGGGCAATCCCTTCATTGCTTCTGCAATAGCCAAGGCAGTGGCATAGTCCTTAGTAACATCCAAGTCTTTGCCTTGCTGTTGTTTGTATGTATCAACAACAACACGCTTAAGCTCAGGAGCCAGTTTAGAATATTGAACCTCAAACAAACGTGGTTGCTTGCCTTCAGCAAAAGCAGCAGCAGTTGCTTTGTCTGATGCTAATTCCTTAGATGTACTCTGCGCCCAGTTTATTAGGTTTTGTAGAGCAATCTTCTGTAAGTCTTTACTTCCTTCTTCATAGAAGCTAGTCTTCTTCAAGTTGTCAAACTGCTCAACAACAAGAGGAGCCATAATCTTACGAGCATCAGCATCAACAATCTTATCACCAGTGCTGGTGAATATCTTATTACCCGGCACTTTAAGTCGAATAACTTCTTCTTCCAATACAGAAGGAACACCTTTAATAGCAATACCAGACAACATCTTCAATGGACCATTGTCATTAAATGCTGCTGTCTCTCTGAGTGGTGGTTGATATACAGGCAACTCTTGTTTCAATATAGGAGTACGCTTTATCAATTGCTGTTTAGCTGAAGAAGTAAATCCTTCTTCACCCGCTGGAATCTGATAAGCATCTCTAGGCAGTGTTTCATTGCGATCAATAGCACCAACAATATCGCTGATCTGTTGGAAAGGAACAAGTGCTCTACCTAAGTATTCACCCACCCACTCACCAAAGAATGTCTTAACTTTGTTATCTGCTGTGTCTTCGCCTGTTGCTGCATTTGATTGGGCCTCAGCAAACTTATCACCAAGCCATGAGTATGTACCTGCTGGTGCTTTGAAACCAATCATAGCTTCTAAGAATTCTTTTGTCTTGAATTCATCTGTTCTTTGATTCTGAAACTTAACAATATAATCACCCAAAGCAAGGAAAGGAGCAGCAGGGAACAACGCTCTAGCATCTACAGTTGAGCCATCAGGATTCTTTATGTTGTACCACTCAGTGTCTTGATTTTCTTGTCTATATTTAAAGGCAGCATACAAAGCAGCAGTGCCTACAGCACCTTTAGATAAATTCTCAAGCCCCATAGTAACTTGCTTAGTTCCCATGTCAGCTTCGCCCTTAGCCATCTTAGTTAAGCCAGCAGCTATGTCTACGCTGCCAGATAACGCACCAGTAGGCATGTGCTTATATGTCCATTCCATAGCGTTAGCCATGAAGCGTGGGAAAGGTATAAATGTAGAGCCAATAGGACCAAGCTCTTCAATAAACTTTACAGCATGGAACATGGGACCTTTGGTAGGCATCTTACTGAATGTACCAGTGAGTGCTTCATTAACAGCATTCTGTAACACATCAAAAGGTACTTGCTTACCTTGTGCAATAACATCATACATGTCAATACCAACACGGCTAAGTTGCTTCTCTACCGAGGAAGTAAACATAGCTTTACGGAAGAAAGCATCTTGAGCTACGTTAAATGTATTAGCAATTTGTGCTGCCTTAGACAAATCATTAGGACCAGCTTCACCTGTTGTCTTAACCATCTTTCTATACAAGGCTGGAGTACCACTGAGTAAAGCATCTGTTACATCAGCAGACAACTCTCTTTGTCCTAAGTAGAAAGCAGAGCGAACAGAATCAGCATAGATGCCTTTGATACCACCAGTGAAACTACCAGTGACAGGTTTACCTGTAGTAAGTTCACCTACTGTCTTACCCACTCGATATAAAGTAGATTCAATAGCCTCTGCTGCTGTTCCAAATGTAATAACAGAAACACCAGAGAAAGCATTGCGAATGGTGGTAGCAATCTGAGACACCATCAAGGCTTTCAGTTCTCTATCAAGACGCATACCAAAGTCTCTGACTCCAGTGAAGGCTGAAGTGATAGCACTTCTATCACCATACATCTTGTTCAATTCTGCAGCAGCAGCAGGATCAATGTTCTTCAGTTTGTTTTGCAGACGAGCAACAACAGACAAGCTCTGTAAAGAACGAGCAGCATCACCAACAGATGTTCTAAACATCTTAGCAAACTCATCAGGTGTTACATCAGCAGATGCCAATGCTCTTTCAAACACAACATCATCAAAGGTATCTACAGATTCAAGTGTACGCTTAATAGCATCAGACACTTTCTCTGTAGCTTGAGGAGCAAACTCAGGAATCTGTTTCCATATGTCTTGAGCAATTAATGTAGCTCTCTTATTAAGATCGTTTCTAACTTCCATCTGTGCTACAGATGTTGGTTGGCCCTGCTCATCAAGAAGCCTACGTCCTTCAAAGATATCGTAAGAATCTTCTAATGCTTTTTCTGTTGGGTCTTTAGCTGTTACTTCAACCTTAGGTGCTGGTGTTTCCCCTGTAGCTGGTGCTCTTCTAGTTTTAAGGATTTCATCTAGTTGGCTAGTACCTGCTTTCCTACCTACACCACGAAGAAAAGGTAACACTTCTGCTGTCTCTGTTACAGCACCAATAGCACCAGCTAAAGCTAGACGCTTACCACTGACACCTTCTTCTAGTTTCTTTTGTCTATCATCAATGTAAGCTTGAAGTTGTTTCTGTCCTTCTTCAGTGAGTGTCTTTGGATCAATCTTCTTTGCTTGATCAAACTCAGCCTGTGTTACATTTAACTCAATCTTCTGTGCTACAGCATCTTGTGCTGCTGTTGTAGCAGCACTAACGGCTGGTGTAGCTGTTGCCATACCGACACCCTTAGCAGAAGTAAGAGCAGCTTTAGTGCCTTTCTCTGCTATCAGTTTTGTTAAACCACTAGTAGCAACTTTACCTACACCAAGTGTCAATGCAGTAGATGGACTACTGATAATGCTAGACAACACATCCATTACAGGACGGAATCCTTTTTGTCCTCTGTTCTGTTCATCGAACACACCAGCAGTGTTCTTAAACAAATCATAGGCAGCACCTGCTTTAAGAATGTCTTCTCTCTTAGCATTGTTTAAATACTGCAACTCACCAACACTATTAAACTCATTGCCAGTATCTAGCATACGCATGTGCGTAGCAAAGCGATTAACAAAGTCTTGCTTTGTTTCTCCTTTTCTGGGAGTGCCTTCTTGTTGTCCAAATCTAGCAAGAGCATATTCTTGAATGACTTTGTAGTTGTTATTATCTTTCCACAAATCATCGAAAGGAATCTTCTTTGCTTCTTCTTCTTTAATAGTTGCTGCCCTCTCCACCAACTTCGTAGCTCTCTGTCGAGGAGCAATGAAAGCAGGGTTAGTTAAATCTTCTGCTGGCTTCTCAGACACTGGAGCAGAGGCTGTTGCAGCAAAAGAAGAGAACTCATCTTTTTTAGGGGGTGGTGTTGTCGGAGTAACAAAGGAAGAGAACTCATCCTGTACAGGTGAAACAGAAGCCCCCGTAGGGGCTGAAGTAAACAGATCAAATTCGTTAGCCATTTATTGTTCCCAGCTTGTGCCGTTCCATTTTCTAGTGCCACCAGTTGAAGATCTATATGTTTTTCCTGCAATTAATTTAGAAGTGTCTGGCTGACCTTCTGGTGTGTATGGTAAGGGTAACGCAGGTGTAGGTGTTGCCCTACCGCTTGCTGTAGATGCTGGCACTACAGGTGCAGTTGGAGCAGGGGCAGGTACAGGTGCTGTAGCCGAAGCTGCAGCAGCAGCCTTCTGAGCTTCAACATCTGCAGTAGTTAAGACATTACCACCAACCACAGGTCTACCATCTCTAAAGCCAACACCAATAGATATCAAAGCATTCTTATGAAACTCAGACTTAGGAGCACCATTACTAGTGAAGTCATTAACAACCTCACTCTTAGCTTTAGTCATAGCAGCTTGAAATTCTGTGCTACCAATTGACTTAGGTGTCATAGTGATTGTGCCATCCAAGGCCACAGTGGAAATAAACTTACCGGGAATAAGCTCTTCCATTCTAGAAGACACTGCTCTATTAGCAATAGTAATCCAATTGCTTTGTGATGTCTTCTCTGCTGTAACTGTAGGCAGAGCTTGTAACAATACTTTACGTTGTTGTAACAAAGCTTCTAAGTTCTTAGCCTTAGATTGACTAGCCGGAGTACCTTCAGACTTAGCTTTCTGAATGTCTGTAACCATGTCACTTTGAATTTCAGCTTCAGACTTCTTCTCAAGTCTCATCTTCTCATTCAAGATGACAAGCCTACCAATGTTGGCATCAGCTTTAGAAATTGCTTCTGGATCACCAGACTGTTGAGCTTTAACAAATTCAGACTTAAGTCTCTTCTCCATCTTATCAAAGTCTTCAGGCTTAGTTAAAGCAGAAGGATCTACTCTACCCATGTTAGAAACAAAGGAAGACGATGGTTTATATGTAGACAGTAAATCTTCTAATGACACACCAAGCTTAGCTGCTGTCTGTTTAGCAGTGATTAAATTATTTCTTGCTGTTCTCTTTTCTAAGAACGAAGCACCTTCAGGAGCAGCAAAGAAAGTCTCAGCATTAGCTGCTGCTTCTTTCTGTAAGCGATAGACACTGTCAAAGTGTTTATTGATATCGATAGTTGGATCAACACCTTCGACTGCCCTAATGAAACCTCTATTTGTTTTCTTAAACCATTCTGGATCATCATCCAGTTTCTTAAGAATACTTTCAGCAAGCTTTGGCTTAGTGGCAATATTGATTAGCTGACTATTGTCCAAAGGACCATCAGCAAACTCAATACCCCTAAGAGAATTAACAACCTTAGTTGCTGCTGCTCTTTCGGTTTCTAGTTCTTTTTTCTTTTCGAGTCTAGTGGTATAAGAAGCTTTAAGTTTCTCTTGAATAGTAGCAGCATTAACTTCATCTTCTTTCTTGGTTACTTCAGTAAACCCCTCAAGAGCACCTGTTAAAAATGGAATTAAAAAAGACATTACATATTTCCTTTAGACATCAAGCCTTTACTAACAGGAGCAAGAGATTGAATAGCTTCTTCAGTTGTTTCTTCTGAACTATTAACAATCTTTTCCACAAGACTTCTGTCAAGAACCTTACCTTTAATTCTATCTTCAGGAGTCATAGAGTATTTAATATCATTTAATTCAGCTAGGGTAATAAACAGTTCAACAAGAATAGGCATTACTAAGAAACCTACATCAATAGTATGTATGCCTTTCATCATATTAAACATGATGGCTCCATTAGCTAATGATTGCAGAGGCACACCTAGTTCAATAGCATCAAGAGTTTTATCAATGGCTTCTTGATCTTCTGTTAGTTTATTAATATAGAAATCCGCTACCTCTTGAATTGTTACAAGTTGTGGTGGTTGTTCCCAAGGCACACTACCCGGTTCTGTTGTCAAAGACATGCCGGGAATGGGAGCTTCTAAAAAATCTTCAGGCTTTATCATTTAGAAGTTCCTTCTTTTGCTTGCGAATAATTTCAACATATCTAGCTACTTGTTGCTCAGCAGTCATCTTACCTGCAGGTGCTGCTTCCTTCTTTGCTGGACGCTGCACAATGCCTTTGGATACTGGATCAACTTTAGGTGTTGACATAGTCTTATCAACAATGCTATTGATCTTGCTGTAATACTTTTTAAAGTTCTTCATAATTATTTCTTCTCCAGATCATTCAATCGTGTAGAAAGTAAATCAACCTTAGTGATGAGTTCATTAACTGCAGCCACTAACAATCCGTTAACTGCTGCATAGTCCACCATATCCAAGTTAGGATTAAATGATGTTGGCACAACAGCATGTGGTAATATTTTCTTAACTTCTCCAGCTAATACACCCATTGTAGTAGTTGTACTATCATAACCAAAAGGCTCTACCTCTACTTTGTAAGTGTAAGAGTATCCCCCAATTTGTTTAATCTTATCTAGAGCATTGGTAATAGGACCTTGTATATTTTTCATTCGTTCATCAGATCCAAGTAAGAACATAGCTGCTGCTTTAGCACCTGTAGTTATTAAATTATTCTTTGCTGTAGCATTTGCTGTTTTTACTCCCGCAGAAGCACTTATCTCAGACACCGCTAACTTATTAGCTCTATCTAAATCATTCTGCCCCGCTTGCCAAGCAAATGAAACATTGTCTCTATAGAGCTGTGTCTCATTGTTGTACTCAGCCAGTGTCATGTTCTGTGACAACTGAGCATTTAAATTGTTAGCTGCATTTGTTGCTGCTGTATTAGCTGTAGCAACTTCTCTTTGCCACTGAGCATTAGACTGATCAATAACCAATCGTTGTGTAGCATTGAAAGTATCACGTTGGTTCTGCACTTCAGCATTAAACTTAGACAGTGCATTCTCTTGGTCAGTGTTAAACTGAGCAATGGCATTCTTCTGAGTGGCATTGAATTGTGTAACCTGCGTAGACAATGTACTGTTAAACTGATCCACTTGTGTTGTACTTGCAGCATTAAACTGCAGAGAAGCATTCATAGAAGCAGAATCAGATAACAATGAAGTTGTCATCTGTTGTGTCTTGAACAGCACTGTTTGTTGCTGATTAGTCAAGTTAGCTAAGTCCATCTGTAAGAAGGCTTGAGCATTAACAACAGCAGCTTGTTGTTTGTTGGTTAGATTAGTAACCTCAAGGTTTGCTACCTGTGCAGCATAAGCCATGATAGCAGCTTGTTGATTACTCAAGTTAGCCAGATCAACTGTCTGTGCCATCCTAGAATTCTCTAAAGCAATTTGCTGTGTTGCTGTAAAGTTGAGGTTGGCAATGTCAGAAATCTTAGCAGCATTAGTAACTCTTGCTTGGAAGGTTTGATCAAACTCTTGTCCCAAGAAAGCAGCCCGTTGCTGAGCAGCAAGCACAGCAGTTTGTTGTTTATTAGATAGGTTCTGTAATCCCATCTGCTGGAAGATGGCTGCATCAGCAGTGGCAATAGGCAGAGCTTTCTCAAGGGTAGCTTGAATTATGGCTTGACCAGCCAAGCTAGAAGCACCAAGACCTCTAGCTGCCATTACAGCAGTAGCTTCTCTAAGAGCACCAGCAGCCCATGAAGGTGGGTTCTTAGCATCGAAGTTGGCAGTGAGCTTAGCAAGCTGTCCTTGAACAGTCATGTCTTCTGTCACTGTGCCTTGAGCAGCAGCAGCTTCTGTAGCCTTAGCAGTTGCTTCAGCCCTAGCAGCATCAACAGCAGCAGATACTTGTTCGCCTTCTTGTAGTGCTCTAGTAGGAGCACCCTCAACAGTCTGAGCTTTAGCAAGGGCTGCAGGAGCAAGGTCAGCTAGTGCTGTCTTTGTTGGCTCCACTGTCTGTGCAGCCACTTTGCTAGACTCACCCACAGTACCAACTGCTGGAGAAACACCCTTTAATAGAAGGGCTACATCTTCAGCAGTTTGCTGTGCTTGATATGTAGAAGCTTTAGCAGCAGTGGGAGCAGCAGCAGTTTCTGCTTTAATAGCAGTAGCACCCTGTGCTGTGTTAGCATTATCATCTGCTCTGTTAGCAGTATCTACGTTTTGATTTTCATTGGTAGTAACCTGTGCTGCTGTCACTTGAGCAGCATCTCCTACTGTAGGTTTACCATCTGCACCAAGAGTGACACTACCAGCTTTTGTAACACCTCCTGTAACTACTTTATTTTTATTAGCCAGATAATCTAGAACATATTCTGTGTGCCTATCAGTAGGTTTTTCTGCTATGTAATCTGATACAGCATTTGTAAATCTTTGCTCGAATTTCTCAGGAGTAACTACTCCTGTTTTTAAATCATTAACCCAACCTTTAAATCCTTCAGGATCAATGTTGTTAGATCCCTGACCAATACCAGTCTTACCAATAGCAGCATAGTTATCTCTAACAATCTGTTCGTAGTCTGGTGTTGTGCCACCAGCTACAAACTTCATACCAGTAACAGCCCCGCCCTTAGCCATACGCTCAACGAACTTACCAGAGATGGCAGCATACTTAGCCTCCAATGCAGGAGAAGATGAGATAAACTCATCAAAGCCTTGCATAGGACCATCGTATCCTAGCTTCCTAGCTACGACTTCCTTTTGTTGTGCTGTAAAATCTTTCATATGTTTCTTGGTTTCTCTATTGCTTCAGTTAAATAGGCAAGCATATCTCTGTTATCTCTTAAGAGTGCTAACACTCCAACAGCTAAACAATACACCTGTCTCTCTGACAGTTTTAATTGGAAGCAGTCGTCTATAGCGTGTATACATTCATGTAACAATGTATCTGCCTCCGCTAAGGGGTGCTGACCAGACTTTATTTTAATTGCATAATCGTCATAGCTGTACTCTCCCAGTTGTTCTGGGAATACATCTACAACTCTAATCGGCACTTCTCTGCCAATAATACTTAGAGAAGCTGGTAACATTATATACCTTTATGCCTTGTCATACCACAAATAGCTGGTCTAGTCAACCACCTAATACATGTAAGGCATGTTCGATATGCTTCTTACGATCTTCAAGTCCGATAGTACCACCATTGATACGCTTTGTCATAGTGAGAATGTCACCACTATCGGCATACTGATTGAGCCTGTGAGTCTGCCAGAACCATCCGGCAGTCTGGGCAGCATACATAGGTGTACGCACCAACTCAGGCTGCATAATGAAATCAACACCCAAGGCTTGTCCAGCATGGTAGAAATTATTCATGCCAGTTAGCTGTAAAAATCCGGAGCCACGGAACCTGAACCCATCCCCACTAGCCTCATCCCTGTTGCCCATACGATTGCCATAGATTCTATTGGCTATCTTCTGTGGCTGCTTCTCATAAGCTGCTGCACTTTCTGGTGTAAATCCCCAGACCCGCTTGGGATTCTGAGGGAACAGCTTAAGCAAGGTGGGAGCACGATAGTTCAGGTTCTCTTCCATGATGCGGAAGTTCCCACACTCATGACCACATTGACCAATCCATGAAGCCTGTTGTGCTGGTGTAGTGATACCAAACCTCTCAAAGGTTTCATTAAAAGGATCTACTAAAGCAGTATCAATCTTAAGTTGTCTTAGTTGTTCAGCGTTTACCATTAACCAACTCCCTCATTTCGTTGTAGGCTGCGACACAGGCTGTGTGCTTGACGATGGCTTTGTCTCCTTCGGCAACGATGTCGATAAGAGTGTTAATAGTCTGTCGCTCAAGTTCGGCTGCGCTATCTCCGCTATCTCCTGTGGGAGTGGAGGTACTTGTGCTGGCTTGAACACAACTGGCGGTGGGGAGGCGCAACCTGCCAGTGTTAGCAAGCTCACGCATAGCAGACTGTTTGTTAGATATTTCATTCTTTGCCTTTCTTAATGCTGTTTCTTTATCAGCAAGTTTAGAAGTCATGTTCTTTTCTAGTTCACGGGCTTCTTCATTCTTCTTAGCTATCTCTATCTGCATCTCTTCGTCACGCTCAAGCCAGCCATAGTGATGACCAACTTGATATGTGCCAAACAGTGCAATGGTTGCACTAATGATAAGCCAAGGTAGTGGAATAGGTAACATCAATCCACCTCTTTTCTAGCTGCTGCTATTTCCTCACGCTCATCATCAGGTTCTAAATGTTCTGGTGGCGTGTCTGGTGGTGGACCGGGAGTCCAACTCTCATCCAGCTCTGGGTTCTTCCACACAGGCATAGCACCAAAGGGCTGGCTAGGAAGGCCGTAGGCAGACTGTGGTGGGGCATAGCTACCCCCATAGCCACCGCCCCCATAACCACCGCCACAAGGCTGCATAGGAGGCTGAGGAGGTCTAAACGCATTCTGTGCTGAGTTAACAGCCCTCTTACCTACAATGCCACCAATACCACCTACAATAAGTAATACTATATCATTAAGCATCTTAGTATAGGCTTGGTCAATAGGAGCCATACTCTTAATAGGCTGTGTCACAAAGGTCACAGAATAGAGCAGGGCAAAGACAATACCAAACAGGATGACTGTAATAGCCACCACTACAAATCCCCACACCCTAACTTCAAACTCTTCAGTTGTTAGCTTTGGTTTGGGCTGGCTTGGTGTCATCATTTTTGTTAGCAGTTCTATCAATTTGTTTCTCCAATATAGGTGCAACTAAATACTCAGGGCATGTCTGTGTGAATTGACATCTTGGTTTCTGACACTGCTCAGCATGAAAGTTTTCAGGGTTTTGACAGAAGTATCTGTACCTATCCTCACAACCAGTGAGCAGCAATAACAATAATAAATATTTCATACCATTACATCCACAGAATCTGGTCTAACCCACTGAGCTTTAATCTTCTCTTGAGCTTGACGATTTAGTTTCTCAAGATCTTTAAGATGTTGCTGATGAAGCACCCTTTGATACTCACGCAACATGTTTGCATTGTGTTGATAAGGAGTTACTTTCATTTACCAAGTCCAATCTTTCCAAGTAAAAGATTAACAATCTTGTCAGACAAGTCATCAGGCAAGAACTTCAAGAAGCCCAAGAAATACAAAGCCACACAACCATAGATGAATATCTTCAGAGCCAAGTCAAATGTCTTTTGATATTCATTCATCTTCCACCACATCTATTAGTAGTCTGACAAAAACTCATCAATTCATTTACACCAACAAACACTAAGAACAAAACAAAAAACACAGCACCAATTGCTATGGCTAGTTCATTCATCTCTTGTTCTTTTTGTTTAGCCTTCTTCTCTGCTGCTTTTAAAGCACTTAATTCTTTAGCATCTGCCAAGTCCATCTCAGCTTGTCTTGCCTTAATCTTGTTCCAGACATCTATCTTTCCTGTCTGCATGAACAACATCTTTAGTTCTTCTTCAAATGCTCTAGCCTGTTCTAGAGCCATCTCAATCTGTAAAGCAGTTCCCATGTTGGAACCTTTACCAGATTGCTTAGCCTGAAGCATAGCCTTTGTAGCTACACTCTTAGCATCAAACATCTTGCCAATCATTGGGGCAAGGGAGCCTAAGTCATTGGCTACCTTGCTGGCCTTCTTGACCATGCTGATGGCACTTTGTATGCCAGCCAGTGCGGTGATAGGATCAATCATCGCTCAACCTTTTTCCATTCAAGGCATACAACTTTTCTGTTATATACATCTCCAGTCCATGTCCATCGGACACATTTATATTTCTCCTCTTTGGACCCGATAGGGAAAGATATTAATAATAAAAGTATTACTGATGCAACTTGTTTTCTATAGCCAGCCATATAGCCCCACAGAAAGCACCAATAATTAAGATGGGCTTCACTGCTCTAGCAAGCCATTCAAGCACAACAAATGCACCAGAGGCTGCATTGAAAGCAGTGACAACAGCTTGTGTGTTCTTATCTAACTGGTCTACCTTAGCTTCAACAGCACACAGACGCTCATAGATTTGAGTGTGAGTTACTTCATCTGTCATGATTTTTTCTTCGCTCATGGTGTGTCAGGCCAAGTGATTGTCCAAGGAAAACCTGTCTGCGTAGTGACATCACGCAAGGCTTGACGATAGGTAGCCCATACTGCTTTGTCAACAGGAGCATCAGCTACTTGTGTCCAATCACATTCAGCCAACTTAGTGCTACGTTGTTCACGCATAGCCTTAGCTTGCTCGGCATCCTTAGAAGCAATAGATTCAGCATCCATGTCAGAAACAGAATACTTTGTGTACCACTTTCCATCAATTTGTTCTACACCATTGGCGAAAGAAACTTGATAGCGTGTTGGCTGTGCTTGTGGGCCTTCAAAGACTACATCAGCACCCAAAGCAGTTAAGACTTCAGTTGTTGTTATGTCCCATGATGGGCCACCATTGGCTTTTGTGTGTGCACGAAATTCACTTTCGTACATGACTTGTCCAGTTGATTGAATTCGTACTTGCATTTTAATTACCTCAAGCAATTGCTAAAAAGATGAATGTTCCACCACTTGCATTGATGGCGGCTGGCGCAGTTGAACTTATCTCAAACCCTGCGCTGTATGTGTCAATGTAGTCAGTCGTTGTTACTTCAGCGTCTGTTGTGTTCAATAGTAAGTATGGGTCATTGCCACTCACAATGCCTCGTGCAGTATCCCAGACATACCAATCACCAGTTGAATTTGTGCGCTTGATAAGAACAAACCTTGCCCCTGCTGTAAAGCCACAATCAATTTGAAGTGTTGTTCCTGTACCTGTGTATGAGCCTACTTTAGAAACACCCGCAAGTGTGGCAAATAAGTAAGCTACATATATTGAGCCAGAAGCGTTTGTCTCACCCAAAACACCAGAACCACCAACATAAAAGTTTGTTGAAGTTGGAGTTGTGTTAGCCCAAATCGCCCTTGTACCAGAAGCGTTCGGTGAATTAAGAATCATGCGAGTGGTGTTACCAGTTGGCGCAGAGTATGTAACCCAATTTTCAGCATTATTTCTATTCTTAACAATCATAAACTCAGGAACTGCCGCCAAATTATGTGGAATTGCTCTACCTAATGTGCTGTCACCTGTATAACAAACTACATCGTGGAATGCTGGCGCACGTCTAAAGTTCCAATAGATTGCATTAACATTATTGAAGTTTGCGGGAGTGAAATATCCTGTGCTTCCCCATTGCCTTGTTCTATTTGTTGCACTAGCCTCAGCCGCAGTTGAAACCGAAGTTAGAAAGGGAGAGGCATCGGTAACATTGGTTGTGTTAACACCACGAAGTCGGTCATAGAAAAAGGTGTCTTCACCATTAGCTTTGTTTCTTGCAATTTGCAAATCCACAGGGAAGTTTGTTGTGTTTTGTGTTCCAGTAGAGTTGTTTACGTTAATAGGACTAAACACACTAGTCCCACTTGTAGGAACTTTCATTGGGCCTCTACGAATGGCTATGTAGATGTAATTTGAGCCTGAAGCATTAAATTCAGAACTTGAGTCGTAAAGAGTGAAGCCTGTTGCGGTAAAAGCTATTTTTTGGTCTGCAACTTCAGCGGCAGTTGTGTTAGCGGCAAGAAGTTTGTCGTTTCCATCTGCGGTTGCGCCACGCATATTGTCAATAACCCACCAACTACCAACACCACCAGAAGACCTTTTAACCATTAAATACTGTGGCTCATAGCCAAGATTTATAGTATTGCTTCCAGAACCAGAGTCATTACCAGCGTATGTTCCACACGAAATCACATTGTCTGTACCAGTTAGGCCAAAGCCTCCTGCGTTGTGGGCGAATAGGTAGGCTACATAAGTTTGCCCACTTTCGTTTGTAAGAGCAGAATCTCCTAATGAAAAAACTGTGCTAGTTGGTGCTGTGCTATTCCAGTATTTGGCTGGAGTGCTAACACCACTACCCGCAGTTGCCGCATCTGTGGTTTGAAGAAAAAGATATTGTGCAGGACTAATGCTTCTGTGATAAACAACCCAACCACCCGGCTGAGATGTGCATTTAATTAGCATAAACCCAACAGTAGCGTTTAAGTTGTGAGAGACAGTTCTTCCTATATTTCCGTCACCTGTATAAGTCACAACATCAAAGAACTTTGGTTGCTTGCGGAATGTCCACGAGGCGTAAGTTACAGCGTTATAGTTTGTTCCCCTTGTTGTCGCTGTTGTACCACCTTGCTTTACAGTAAAACCATTAGTATTAAAAGCAGACAAAAAATCATAAGAAGCACCAAGGTCTTCAGCCGCATTTAAATTACTAGCTAATCCTTGATTGTTTGATGCAGTAGTGCCAGCACCACGAGAAGTGTCTGTCAAAATATGGTCTGATTCCGCACTTCTACCTTTAATCCATACCATTCCACCCTTTGTGGACAAATCAATGTTGTTTGTAATGGTTTGAGTGCCACCAGTTGTGCTATTACCTGTGTAAAGCCAAGTGCTAAACACATCCTCAATATACTGAGGGACAGCAGGAACACCACCACCAAAGGCATCGTAACTAGCCGCACCTGAAGTTGCTTGTAATGGCATGGTTTAAGCCTTAAATTGTGTGTTGCTTGCCAAGACTGTGAAAGTCGCACTACCTGTCTTGATAATCAAATAACGATAGCTATCAATACCACTAGCATTACCCGCAGTAGGCGCACCACCTAACCAACGTGTCGTAACACCAGATGTAGTGCCATCCACTTGAACAGCAGAGTTGTAGTAAGCGGTAGCACCTTGAGTGACCAAGAAAGCCACAGTCATTGATTGACCCGTACTCATCAAAGTGTCAAGTGATGTGCCGCTAGAGCCACGAAAGTTAACTGTCCAGTTAGCACTTGCGTTGCTTGTGTAATACAAAACAGACTGAGTTGTAATGTCGTAAGCAATCGTTCCAGTAGCTGCAGTTGCTGAGACAGTAGCGACTTCGGCTGCATCGTTTAAAACAATGGCAGTAGCTGATGAAGTGCCAGTAAAGGTCTTAGTTCCTGTAAAGGTCTGTGCTGTGTTAATGCTTGCAACATTGGTTAGAGTGTTGTCAGCAAAGGTAATTGTCTTGTTAGTAAGGGTTACAGAAGCTGAATTCTTAGTAGCATCAGAAGTATTATCTACATTACCAAGACCTACATCACCCTTAACAATACCTGTTGGTGTGTTAACGACAGGGCTAGTCAGAGTTTTATTTGTAAGCGTTTGACTATCTGTCGTGCCTACAATAGTTCCTGATGGAAGTGTTGGAGTACCTGATATTTCTGAGTATGCAATAGTTCCATCAGCTAATGGATTACCTGTACTTACAAAATTACCTAGTGTTCTTGCTTTAGTCATTTAAGTCACCTCAACCCATGCAGTTGTTGTCTCATCCCATTGATAGTCTTTACCATCTGTAGGCATTGGTGTAGGCGAACTCCATTGACAAGTAGTTTCATTTAAAACCCAACTTGCAAAAGGCTGAGGGCTAATAAAAGCATCAAGCGATTTGTTGTAAAGATGACCTACACCCGCAAAGTTTTTCCTAATCTTTCGATTAAAACTTGTTTGTACCCAAGTTCCTCCAAGCAATTTGTTACAGAAAGCTGCACCAATCTCTTCACGCTCAATTCCGTTTTCATCAGAAGTATCTTTGTTAGAAATAACAAGAACTCTTAAAACAGTATTGTCAATTCCTATTTCTGCAAAATGTGCCATATTTAATCCTTAGAATGTAATAGAGCCAGTAGTCGTAAAATAGTAGTAATAGAAACCACCAGTATTTGTTTCCGTAACTGTTCCTGTAGTTGCATATGCTTGAGTTGCGCTTTTAATAATTACAGTACCAGAACCACCATTACCAGCAGCTAAAGTAGTTTGGTCATAAGTTCCACCACCACCGCCTCCGGTATTTGCAGTTGCGTTTGCATATCCATCGATTGCGTTGCTATTACTCATAGCTCTACCACCACCACCAAGACCGCCAGCTTTTGCGCCAGTGCCATCATCACCCGGAGCACTACCACCGCCACCAATATAACGAGTCCCTCCTGAGTTTTCTCCAGCACCAACTACTCCAAGCAAAGTACTGTATGTTGAAATACCAACACCGCCATTACCACCTGAACTTCCAGCTGTACCAACAGCACCCGCACCGCCACCACCGCCATACTGACCAGCACCGCCAGCAAAACCTTGTCCTGATGTGCCAGCACCAGCCGTTGTAGTATCAGGGCCACCACCACCACCAGAGCCGCCAGATGCCGCAGCATAGTTACCACCAGCCCTAGCTGAACCACGACCACCACCAACAGCAGCAGTCATTGAAGAAAATGTAGTGTTGCTACCGCTAGTTCCCCTAGTGCCTGTAGATGAATTACCAATAGCCCCAGAGCCACCCGCACCCACAGTAACAACATACAAAGCAGAAGTTACTAAAGATAAAGAAGCGTTATAAACATAACCGCCAGCACCGCCAGCACCACCACGCTCAGTTCCTCCACCACCACCGCCAGCTACGATTAACACCTCAGCAGTCAAAGCTACTGTAGTTCGAGGCCAGTTTAAACCTTGTTGAGCAACCCTCTGGTCTTTAACAGACCATATTCCGCTTGCACCTGTACTTGCTGGAAATTGAGCCATTAGGAAATCTCCTCATATGAGCAAACAGCCTCAAGGTCACTAGCAGCACTTGCTGTTAAACGCAAGGTGTCACCTTCTTCTAAATAGAATGCCTTAGTTATTACATCTAAGACTGCATCTGCAGGAACGACCACTGTAGAAACAATTCGGTAAGCAGTTGAACTTCGGAATAAATCTACTGTTACATCTGCGTTAGCAGTTCCATCTACGTTAGAAACGTAAAGGGCATTGATTTTAAAAACCTTACCACTAGCAGCAGAGTTTGTAACAATTGCTGTAGCTGAAGTGCCAATAGCTTGAACCGCTGTTTTACCAGTGATAGTTGCCACGTTTACGATATTAGGTGCTGCCATGATTTATCCTCCAAATACGATTGCCATTGCGATGGCTTTACCAGTTGATGCCACACCAACCAAAGTGTTGTTTGCGGCTGAAATTGTTTTATTAGTTAGCGTTTGACTATCTGATGTACCAACAGCATCACCAGTTGGTGCAGTCTTCCCGGCCCAAGTTGTTAAATCAGCATCATATGCTTGTACATCAGTTCCAATAGCAAGGCCAAGGAATGAACGTGCAGCAGAACCACCAGCACCAAGTGTAGTTAAATCAGCATCATATGCTTGGACATTAGTACCAATAGTTAAGCCTAAGTTTGTTCTAGCTGTCGCTGCTGTAACATCTGATAAGTTATTAGAAACTCTTAAGAATCTAGCATCTGATTGTGTTTGTGTATAAACATTAGCCAATTCAAAAGCAGCATAAGCAACAATATCAATAACATCACCAGTGGTGGCTCCTGTAGCTAATACAACAGTGACACCATCATTAGCTGTAAAGTCTGAAGTAGCTACTAGCTTAGAACCATTCAAGTAAACATCAACATAACCAACATCATATGTTGCAGAGAATGTTGTCTGTCCAGATGTTGCTGTATATACAGATCTCTCTGAAGTACCATTGACAGCAGAGCCAGCAGCAACCCAAGAAGAACCTGTGTATACATACATCACATTACCAACAGAGTTCCAATACAGAGCACCTGTTAGTAAAGCATTGCCATCATTGTCCACGGATGGAGCAGCGGTTTTACTACCTAAATATCTATCATCAAAAGCATCATAACTATTAGCAGCATTGGTAGCTGCTGTAGATGCTGTGCTTGCTGATGTGGCTGCATTGCCTTCACTGGTAGCAGCATTAGAAGCAGAGGTTGCTGCAGCAGCAGCAGATGTTGCAGCAGCAGTAGCACTACCTAAGATACCATCAACATACAATTTAGTAGTGGCATCAGCATTATTTGTTGGAGTACCTAAGCCTGTAATCTTAGCTGTGCCCATCGCAATAGCACCAGACATTGTGCCGCCTGTTAAGGACAGCTTCAATGCATCAGCAGTATCTACATAAGCTTTAGTTGCTGCATCTTGGTTTGCTGTTGGATCACCTACACCTGTAATCTTAGATGTACCCATAGCAATAGCACCACTCATAGTGCCACCAGCCAAGGGAAGTTTAGCTGCAATAGAGTTAGTTACAGTAGTTGAGAATGAAGCATCATTACCAAGAGCTGCAGCAAGTTCATTAAGTGTGTCTAATGTACCGGGAGCAGAAGCTACTAAGTTGCTGATAGATGTATCAACATATCCTTTAGTAGCAGCATCACCAGAATTTGTAGGGCTGGTAAGATTGGTGATGGTGGCAGCAGTGCCAGCATTCATGTTCAATCCACCATTAATGGTGACATCATTGAAAGAAGATGTACCTGTAGAGGCTGTAACATTACCAGTTAAATTACCTGTGACATTGCCTGTCACTGCACCAGTAAGATCACCTGTAACATTACCTGTCACTGCTCCAGTTAATCCACCAACAAATCCTGTAGTGGCTGTAACTGTAGTACCTGTGATTGCTTGTGCAGAAGATCCACCAATAACAGCACCATCAATAGTACCTGCATTGATATCAACAGATGCAATTGTTGCTGCTGAATTAACTGTTACATTCGTGAAAGTACCAGCAGCAGGTGTGGTTGTACCAATAGCAGCAGGAGAAGCCCAGTCAGCACCATCAAGCTGATCAGCATTAAGATTGGTTACCTTGGTTGTAGAAGCTACAACAAGAGGAGCAGTGCCTGTAGACACTGTAGAAGTAATTTGACCAGAAGCACTAGCAGTGGTGAAGTTTGCAGCAGCAGGAGTTGTTGCACCAATAACAGCATTGTCCACTGTACCACCATTAATGTCAGCAGTGTCAGCAACTAAGCTGTCAATGTTAGCTGTACCATCAATGTGTAAGTCTTTGAATTCTAAAGAGCTTGTACCAAGGTCAACATCATTGTCTGTTACTGGAACAATAGCACCATCTTGAAAGCGAACCTGTTCAACAGCAGCAGCAGCCACTTCAACAAACACACCATGACGATTGTTAGCTGTATCAGTAGCAATTTTATTCAATAAGTCACTGTCACCAATGACAGGAACAGGATGACCCTCAGCAGTAGTGCCATCGTGCTTATGACCACCAGCAACACTGAAAGCATCACGAAGAGCATTGTACTCATTATTAATTGGTGCAGCACGAACTACGCCCGTTGGGACGATGTCAGCAGCAGATTGTCTTACATAACCTGTCAAGGTAGTTCTCCTTAGCGTCTGTCATTGGTTGAATAATTCAAGACAAGCCCTTGAATCGTATGACTAGCATTAGTATCATTAGTCACATATTTGAAAGCAATGGAGAATCCAGAGCCTTCAATGTTTGTCTTCTTCACTGGTGATGGGTTGCCATCATAAATGGCTGTGGCATCATAGATGGCTTCATTGTAATAAGCAGCAGTTCCAACAACAGGAAGGTTATAGTTAGCAGGATTGAACACACCAACTGAATCATCAAAGTCATAGGAAGCACCCATAACAATACTGGAAGAGCCTTCACTTCTCAAGAAAGTAGAAATGTTATAGAAGTTCTTTCTAATGGTAGGATCTTGGAAATAATAAAAAGGAGTTTGATAGACACTCAATATTTCAAGGGTGTCAAAAGAAGTTCCTGTTTCTTGTTTCTGTACCTTACCACTAGCATCGCCATGAATAATTACTTCATCAATACCAATATAACCACTAGAAGAGCAGGTAGCTGGAAAGCCAAACAACTGACTATACTCAAACGAAATACCACCTTCTCTTTCACGCAAACCACCCAACAATCCAAATGTTCCTTCACTAGGAATAAACATTCTGAATTGAGACTTCTTACGCAACACCACTGAACTCAACGATTCTGGATCAATAGAGCCAGCATTTAATTCTTGTAAGATTGATGTAATCGTAAACTGAATCTGCTTAGAGATTGTTTCAAGCTCAACGTCACCAATCTTATTTGTTCCTGACACAGGTCTAAAACCATCTGGTCCTAAGAACAATAGATTACCACCCAGTTCTATCACACTATCTGGAACAACACAACCTAAGTTTGTTGTCACCTCGCCAACAACAAAGTCAGCTATATTTGTACCTACCAAACTCTTAATAGCATTCTTACCGAAGATGTATAACGTATCTCTAAATTGTTTAATCTGAACAATTTCAAAGCCTACATTAATAACAGCAGCACCATTAGCTGGATTAAAGTCTGTCTCAGCTAATGGGGAAGAAACATATAAGTTGTAAGGATCTGTAGGATCGCCAGCTAAGAATATATGATTCTTAAATGCTGCTGAATACTTAGGACTATTTGGTGCATTGGAATGCGTAATCTGTGTATATGTTGTTCCATCATACACGGCTGCTGGATTAATGCCATCAGTTAAAACAAACTTAGGAGCACTCCAATTATACTTAGTAAACCTAACCTTCTTTACCCCTACCATCGTCACTGTACCGGGAGTAGAAATAGCAGTCCAAGTGGACGAGGCTGCTACCCACCTATAAAAGTAGTTTGTACCAGCAGAAGGTTTACGACAAGCAAAAATACTATTGTTTAAGCCTTCTGCTACCAACACTCCTAAGACAGCACCAGTGCCTGTAACTGTTCCATAGTTATTAGCAAACCCACTGATGCGTCTGTAACCACCATTGATAGAAGGTTCATAATTAATAAGCTGTGTAGCAGAACCGGGGCTTTCTTCACCTTGAGACAATACGTCCCTGTTGGTGTTCATGCCACCAATAGAAGTTACTTTAAAGCCATTAATTCTATCTGCCATTAAAACACTCTAGGATGGAATGATGGGCTAATAGATGCTGTAGAACTCATATACAGAGGCTCATCTAGCAACAGTCTTCGCATCGCTCTAATACCAGTATCAAACTTGTCTTTATACACTGCTGCACCTTGTTCATTAGATCTGAACATCAGCATGTAGAACATAGCACCATCAATTAATACATTAGTAAATCTGTCTGGAATAATAGCTACATCAGTAGATTCAACTAAGTCAGCAGGAAAAGACCAATACTTATATTCAATCTCATACGCTTGATCTGGAATAGGAGTAGCACCAAACTTAGACTCTTGTGTTTGATATACGGCAATGGTAGGACCATACCCACCAGTACCATTAACATCTTCCTGAGGACGATGATTGTTCAGGTAGTCAGTGTAAGTAAGAACAGCAAGACGAGAAGGCTGATTGTTAGCTGCAGTAAGTTTCTTTAAATAGAAAGAATCCCAATCTACAGTGGACGTATTAGAAGGAAAACTATATGTACCTGTACCAACAGTTAATGTCTGGGTCTGGGTAGCTAAAGCAAAAGGCCATTCTTGTGCGGAGTGCATCAATTCTCTAATGGATGAATTGATAGCATTCTTTGCTAGAGCTTGGATGTTTCTAGCATTGTCGAATTCGGTGGAGTCCATAATGACCTCACCCATTCTTCGTAGCAATTCATTCGTTAAAGAAATGTATGTAGACATATTTTTTAAACAATAAAAGGGAGAGGCGGTTAAGCCCCTCCCTATATCAACTAGCTATTAGGCCAGTTGCTCACGATCTACAGAAGCAGGACCAGTCTTGTCTTGTGCGTCAACAATGACAGCAAAGACACGAATGGAACCAGCACTCAATGTAGTGGTTTCAGTAACCAACAGCAAGTCCAAAGTGTCAGCAGATTGTGACACGATTGGATAGCCAGCAGTTGCAGGAGTAGCATAAGTACCCACAGCAGTAGAGCCAGTTACAGCAAAAGCAGACACATAAGCTGCGGCTGTTACGCCAGTAACGCCCAAGCTTACTGTGCAGCTACCTGTGACAGTACCAGTAACTTCATAGCCAGCAGCCAACACAATAGATTGTGCGGGAATCTGGAGAGCTTCGATAACGTCAGCAGCAGCCAAGGCAGAACCTTTAGCTGTTACAGCAGCAGCCAAGCTAATGGTGTTTTCAACAACATAAGGCATGGGACGCACAGAACGGCTAGGGTGTGTACCTGCGCCTACAGCGTTAGAGAGAGTAGTAATAGTTGCCATTTAGTTTTCTCCTTAAGCAGCGTTGTATTTAGCAGTGACAATGCCTTCAGGACGCAAGATTTTGCGACCATAAAGATGCATACCACGCACGATGTCAGCGAAGCTGTCGGGATCACGATATGTTTCAGTCTTAGTGATTTGCTGAGCAGTTGCAACAGCAGAGTCATGACCACCAACAATCACACCATAGTTGGTGTTCTGGTTAGCCGTACCTGTAGTGCCGGGACCAGTACCAATTTTTGGCAGGTTGTTAGAAACATAGATGCGGAAGCCATGCAAGTTGTTAATGACCAAGCCGTTCTGCAAACCAGAACCACCAAAGTCACCATTCAACAAACGGCTGTCTTCATCTTTCAACAGTTCAATGAACACAGGATCGACCACCAACCAGCGACCAGCAGAATCAACAAACTGGGTATCCAGCAAACGGCCCATACGAGCAATAACCATCAAAGGTGATGCCACATCTGTAGGCAGTGCAGTTGCACCGGGCAGACGAGGAGCCAAAGGAATGGAGTGATCACCAGCAGAACCTGTAGTGATGTTACCAAAGTTACCCTTCTTCAGCTTCATAGAAGCCAACAACTCATCAGAACCAGCTTCAGTCAAAGCTTTAGTTCCGGGTGCTGTTGTACGAGCTGTGCCAGCATTTGTATGCTTAGCAGACTGTTGGAAGCCAGAGAGATAACCCAATACATCTTGGTCATACTGATCACGCAAACGATACGCTGCACGATCAGAAGCCATCTGCATGAAGTTCACATGTGAGTGAGCTGCTTCGATGTCATCAATCTTGAAAGCGTAGTAGTTAGCTTGGTCAA